TCTCAGCGTCTTGCTCGATGGCGCGGGCTTGTAGCCACTCCCGCGTGACGTTCGAGAAGTTTCGATTGGCACCTATTGCTGTCATGTTCTTTTGCCCTTATGGAAATGTAACGTCACGCTAGGGCTTCGGCCCAGTGCGGCTCGCCAGTCGTGAGATAATTGCGAAGCGCCGCTGCGGCCTCATTTCTATTGGCCCTGATCCCACCAGAATTGGCGCTCATTGGATAAAACAAATCCGACAGTCCACCGGGCATCGGGTGCCTAAAACCCGGCTTGTGGATCGTGCGCGCCCATCCCCGTAAGCGACCCCAAACGTCAGTGCAAACTCGATCATGGTTCGGCTCCTATGCGGCGGCTAACGTGCTTCGGCTTTTTGCGCGATCACGGCATCCGCAATGCGCTTTAATTCGTCTGCCGCCCTCTTTGCATCCGTTGATGCGCTGCAAGAATTAAGCAGGCAAAAGAACACCATGACGTAGAGGCCGGTTCGGTCCGTGTGTTGGCTCATGTGGCGTTCCTTAAGGGCGCAATAGCGTCAGATTTCGTTCCAGGCAAAGCAGCCGTAATGACCTGCAAAAGTTTTGTATTGCAGGAAGGTTCTGCTGGACCATTGGATCGGAATCCACATTGCTCGCTCCTGGAAATACAACGTCACTCTCTCGTGTAGCCTTCCTCGAACGCCTTGGTGGGCGACCACGATTGGTAGCCGTCTGCGTACACGACGTAATAGCCAAGATCGTTCTCGCTGCCTTTGAACGGGAACGCTGGCTTCGTTTGGAACGGTCCATATCCCTTGTCGGCGGGCGCGATCTTGGCCGCCCGATCCTCCAACATTTCGATAGCGGCAATCTTGAGCGCCCACACATGCTTGTGGGACTTGTAGCGGGGCATTTCGATTGCTGCGCCTGCTGGCGTGTCGTCGGGGCTCATGGTTTTCTCTCCTGTTGTGCGCCGCAGCGCGGTTTGGTCAGCTAACGCGAAATCAACGTCAGACGACCTGTTCGTTATTTGCTAGCTCGGTGATCGCCTTATCGGTCCAAGCTAGATGGCTGTCTTTGAACCGCTCATAGCCCCAGCGACCATCAACGCGCTTCACGTAGCCCTCGGAAATCAGTTCGAGGATCAGCGGATGCCTCGGGTCTGGCGGTTCCCACGAGAGGCCGCCCGTGCGTCTCCAGATGCGCTTGCGGAAAGCCTCGGTTGTCATCGGCGCACCCCATCAACATCGGCCACGGTGATCTTGCCCGACATCTTCACCGTCTGCCGTGATCCCGATGGCCTCTGGCCACGGATACCATTCCGGTCGAATGTCGATTTCCCAAGGCCCCAGGGTATGCGCGTTAACTTTGTCCGTCATGTCAGTGACCTCTCCTTAACGATTGTTAATTTCAAATTCTTTTAGAGATTTTATCATTTTATCCCAAGTGATTGGTGCAAACGATCTCAGCCCCGCAATTGTAGAGGCGGAGTTATTTTTGATGATCCAAAGGATCATCTGAATCCGCGAGACTGAAGTTTTCTCTTGGGCCACTTGTATTGCTTCTCTATGGACTGAGGCTTGGCTAGAACCTTAGATGTAAACTCTGTCCATTTCTTGTCAATTCTCTTGGTTTTAGCTGCTTTTCCAGTATCCTTTTTTGACTTCTCTCGATGGGCCATAATGAGCCTTGGCGTCAGATTCCATGGCTCGTCAATGGGTTCGGTGGAATGCAGGATTCCGTGATCAAATTGATAAAGTGAAATGATCTGCTCGGCAGACATAAGCTTTGAATCTTCGTATGGAATATCTCCCAGCGCCAACAAGGCGGAGGCGAGCTTGGTCTTGAGATTTATGTGTTTCCTTTGAGACATTGAATCTCGTAGAGTCTATCCCAGACACCGAAATATATACCAGCACGTTCAGGAAATTTCTCTGAAATTGCTGGCTTGGTCTTACCGTAGTCGATATCGTCCACAAGCTTAGCAACGGTCTGAATCACTATGTCTCGTGGGGCCTTGAGTCGGAATTGGTAATCGGTTACCTGGGATTCTTCAATCTCTGTTATTAGAGTTCTGATGCTTAAATTCTTGAAATTATCTAGATCTTCTCTCGATCTAGCCTTGACCGTAAGTAAATCTTTTGCCTTATCTTCATCGTATTGAATGATATTAAAGAATCCTATTCTTGTTATTATCCACATTACTGGAGTTTCCCGTATGATTTCATGAGGCTATATTCGATGCAATAAGCCAAATACCTGGGATCATTTGTCTGCCCTGAATCTCTATTGATTCGAGATATCACAGGAGCGATAATCTCAACAGAGCATCGGCTTGCGAATTGATGTGTCTCGCATTCCTTGTAGAGCTTCAATGCCTTGGTCATTTCTTCCTGGGTCAGGATTTGACCCACAGCGAGTGTCTTAACCGGCATCGATCCTCCACTTGCAAATGTTCTAATGAAAAGTGGAGGGCATTCCCGCCCTCCGAGTATGAATTAAGCGTAAATGCCGACCGGGCGAATGTTGGTAAGAACGTGATACTTGGCGCGCTTCTTGACCTTCTTCCCAGTCTTTTTGGGATACGCGGTTTGCTTGACGCGTTTCTTGTTGACTGGAGATAGCATATATTCTCCAGGCTCAAATTTGCCGCCACGATCAAACGCCACAATCTCCGCGCGCAGCGCCTTGGAAGTATAGTATCGATCCCAGTGGCCATTGAAGCGTAGAAAGGTGCGCCCGACATGGACCCGTGCTTCAGTCGCCCCAAGCTGACGTTTGCAAGCTACGGCAGCAGCGCAGTTATCAGGCTTCTTACTCTTAGAAGCCGCAATATCCTTGGGCAGAATATGAAGAAGAACTGGCTTCTTGGCGTTCTTGACCGGCAAGCCATTGATCTTCATACGCGGTTTAGGTTTTCTCATATTGTCTCCTGGGTTGAATGAACCGGCCCCAAGGATTGCTCCAGGGGGCCGGGTATTGATTAGTCGCGGACGTTACGCGGCTTCTTCACAAGGCCCTGTTGCTTCAGGGTCTTGATCGACCGGCAGAGAGGCGCACGGCTCTCCATGCTCGGAATCTTACCCTCACGAGCAAGCCGGATCATCTTGCGGCTCCGGTTCACCAGACGCCACAAGTCACCAGCCTTCACCTCAACGATATCGTCATCGTTGGGCGCATCCGCATCGACCTCACGGCCAACACGGGCCCCGGCAGCCTGGGGAGCGTCTGCGGCTCCATTCCGAAGCTGGTCAACAACGTCCTGAATGGCCTCGCCAAAGCCAGCGAGAACATCAGCAAGTTTGTCTGCGTTCATAGCTTCTCCTTTGCGGTAAAACGGGGCACCGCACGCCCCTGGACCGATGTAGTCCGTACTGTGCCCCGAAGGGCACAGGGTCGGAACACACCGTTACATGCTTACAATTTGACCTGATGCTCCAACCTCAAGCAGATATTCCTTGAGAACCATTGGGCTGTAACCGACTGTTTCCAAAAGATCGGCAATAACCGCCGCATTCTCGCGGATCATCTTCAGGGTTTCCTGGTAGGTTGGCTTGCTCCCCTTATACGTCTTGGTGACTCCAAGATCGGTTTTCCGTTTCTTCGGGAACCACAACCCGTACCAATTGTCGTAGTCATAATGGTCAAGCCAATCGGTCCCCTTGTGTTTCTTTCTGGCATCAAAACCATTGATCCCACCACGTTTGATAGCTTCAGCCATTTCAGCGGTTGTCGGCAGATCTTTCCATGTCCGCTGATAGCCGTAGGCTTCGCCACCACCCCATCCATCCCAGGAGCCGTTGTAATTGCCCTGGTAGGTATAGGGCAGCGATGTATTCTCCCCAGGCTTACGCTTCTCAACGAGCTTGGAGATATCGAGCTTGAGTAGTGCATCACGTAATCGGAACAGATAATCGACGTTGGTATCTTCGCTTGAAGTGTGCGCTCCGTCATATCCAACCGAGATATTAGTGCATTCGGCCACAAGATCGACATAGCTCGCGGTATCGGTAAACGATCCTGTGGTGTCGCAAGTATGTCCCATGCCGAGTTGCTCGGCCAATGACTTGGCAAATTCATCGGAACAGCAGCGCTTGGACCGCTGATAGGTGATGACTGATTTCTCACCACGGCGGTCAAAGGCAATGGCGAATCGGATACCCTTCAGCGCATCCTTGTTCTTCTCGGCAATATAGCCAGAGCCCTTGCCGCCAATCTCTTCGGCCCGGTGGAAGATATAAAGACCCGGCACATTGGCCTTGATCATCTGGATCATCAGCCAGATACCGCAGGTATCGTCTGCTCCCATGCAGGACGAGCGCTTGGCACCTTTTTCACCAACCTTGGGCTGATCGACACCGAAGAAAATATCCCCGGTAAACTTGTTCGGCCAATAGATGATCTTCTGACTACCGGCGGTGGTATGAACCGTATCGGTATGGCTTGACCACAGTACCGATGGATTATCCCCGATCTGCTTGTAGTAGTTACCGAACTTGTCGTACATTACGCCAAGCGGAATCAGATACTTGGCAATGAACTTGCGCTCGGCCTTTGACCCATGCGGTCTGCAATAGGTCAGCATCGAGGCGAATTCCATTGCCTCCCGCCACATCTCAGGATCGTTCTGAATCCGAGACGGCGGAATAACAACTTTGAGTTCTGCGGGCTTTTCAGGTTCCTTCGGCGGCGCTGTACTCGGGGCGGTGTCAGCCACCCCATTAAACAGGGTCATAGCGATTCTCCGTTATGAGATTGGTCAGAAGCGAATTCTTAGGTCTTCTAATTCGTCGGCAAGACTTCTTTTGGACTTCTTTGGCAACGGCAACTCTGGCCCATTTTTCTTGATGTGGTTAGCGCAGTGAGGACAAAGCAACTTGCCATCGTCACTCTGAATTCTATCGCCAATCTTCCAGTGTACTTCGCAAGTATCGCACTGGAATCCGTGGTATTTCAGTTCAATCTTTCCGCACTTTTGGCGATATTCAGCGAGTGAGAAAATATTCGCCAATTGATCTGCCAAGAAATATTTCCGAGACAGTCCAGACTGGAACAGGCCATGCTGTTGTGCCCAATTGACGTTAACCATCTTGGTTTTGCCGTCAGCAAAATGGACGGCAAGCAGATTGCCTTTCTGAGTCAGATCGCCGGTAGCCTCACACTTTGCCGCATACATATCGGCGTAGTATTTGGCCCAAGGCAGACTATCGACGAATACCATTCTCGTATCATTAGGAAACCAATTGCCGGAATAATGGCATTGGAAGGACTCGTGCTTGACGCATTTCGGGCACCACGATTCTTCTTCACCGTCCTCAACGTTCCTGACGACAGTGGTGAGTTGGCGGAAGCCAGGAGTGCCGCAATGGTCGCAAGAGAATGTCGGATATTCATCCTCACGAGGCACATATTGGCCTGAGTAACCGTCAGGAAGCCCGCAGTGATGTGACCCCGGCAATCCTTCCTCGCAGATTTCAAGGTGAGTGCCTCTGTCCATCACAGACAGATGGCCACCACCCTGCTGGTTCTTCTTATCGATGTACGGAGCCAGGAAACAAGCGGTCGGAGGCCCCTTATTGGGGTCGAACTTGACCTTACGAAGCTCGACCCTCTGGACCTTGGCTCCAATCGGAGCGCCCCACTTGTAGCCCATTCGCTCCAGGCCACGAGTGAGACGAGCGATATCGCCATAGACACGGCTGAAGATCTTTTTGTCGGGCCAAACCAAGGTCCGGGCCGTCGCCTTGTTCAATTCGCCGAGATAAGCGACCTGTAGATCGCCAGCGGCATAGATGAAGGCCGGGTTCCTTGCGGCCATCGGCAGCCCGTCCTTCAGATAGTTCGGCCAGTGGCGGCCTTTCATGCAAGTGTCGGGACCACGCTCATAAACCGAGATGATTTCTTCCTCGGTTACGGCGAACTTGACCTCAAGAGGCCCGAACGCTTCCATGAATTGGTCAACGCATCGACGCTCCGATACACCATAATGGTGCATGGCCTTCTCGAAATAGGTCTTGAGATATGACCCAGGCCGCACCACGGTCTGCTTATCCCTCATGCCATCTTCGGCATTCTTGGTATAAGCGAGCCAGCCGGGCTTCCCCATCGATGGATGGGCAAAGTGATCCTTGTGGATTGCGTTTGCCATCGCACTCTGCCACCAGTCGTTTCTGGCCCACGGCAATGGACGATATTCGCCCTTGTGGATACGGAGGATTTCTCGGTTCTTCCACTTGTCGTTGATGATCAGTTTAACCATCAGCTTCTCGCCCATTTCGCGGGAGAGCTTACGGGCTGTCATCGAGGCTTCGGTCGGATCGTCGAACGTAAGCTGGCATCCATCATCGTCCAGCACCGCTGGGCAATCAGCCTTATCGGCCCGGATGATATTGTACTTGATTCCCTCAGGCATTGATTTCTCCGTTAGAGAATAACGAGATATTTGTCGGGTTCGGTTGGATGTGGGCCATGGCGGCTGCCGAAATCGCTGTAGAAGCCATCCCAATGATGCTCTTTGAGCAGTCGGAGGCCGCGCCATGGCTTTGAATGGTAATCGGTGTCTTTGTAGCCAGCGTCCTTGAGCAGCTTCTCAATGCGAACAGCATCGCCATAAGGCCGCACGTAGATCTTGCGCTCAGGGCAGCACACAGACCGAGCCTTGATCTTGCCGTCATCGCCCTCGATGTAAGCCACGGCAAAATCACCGGAACCATAAAGGTTGGCCTTGGTGGTTCCAGAAAAGCATGAGTTACCGAGGCTAGGCTCATAGACCCGCTGGATATCCTCCGGAGTCGTGGCGAACTTCAATTCCTTCTTCTCGAACGTCATGCTATATTCCATCGCATAGGTTCTGATCTGACCCGGTGTCAGCATCTTGAAAAACTCAGTCAGATATTTCCCCGGCTTCATCGCCGTCTGAATATCCCTAGCGCCGTCACGTTCACACTTTGTAAACGCAATTCTTGTCGGGTCTTTGACCGAAACATGGAGAAAATGGTCAGGGTTCAGATTTTTATCGAACCAATCCTGCCCAGCCCAAACGACTGGCTTATAACTTCCTGTATCAAACCGCTTTTGTTCTCGGGCTTTCCAATGACCATCAACCTCTATCCGCTGATAGCTCATTCAGTTTCCCCGCTATTGTGAAATTGGCGAAGCAGCTCGGATTCAAACCGAGGTTCCCCGTCCGAGAGAACGAGTGTCCTAATCGCTAGACGGCTGCTTCAATTGGCGATCCCAGCAGTTACCGACGCTGCATTTCCTCACTGAGGGGCGAGGCGTCCTTCCATTAGACGATGGGATCAATTCGGTGGGTTATCTCTATTCTTCTTCTGTCTCGAAGAGACAGACAGAAGAAGAATAGAGAATAGCCGGGGATTTTTGTCCCCGGCTGAATTGTTTTGTGCTATGATGGCTTTGGCAGCATTAAGCTGCAAAAGCAGACCCAGACCAAGACCTAGACCCAGACCCAGACCCAGACCTAGACCTAGACCCAGACCCAGACCTAGACCAAGACCAAGACCCAGACCAAGACCTAGACTTAGACCTAGACCCAGACCCAGACCAAGACCCAGACCCAGACCCAGACCTAGACCTAGACCCAGACAGCCAGAATCGTTGTTTACTGGTCCTCATTGCTTGAGGACCCCAAACGATTCGATGGCGCTGTTCTGCACATACCAATCATTGGGGAGCCTCTGGGCGTCCTTCCAAGCTTTGTCGGTCAGTGATCCTGTCTCATAAACGATGCTGGCGTCGGTGAGTTTGACGCATGAATCGTTCACCCCGACGAGCTTGCCGGTATAGATATACGCAGAACAAAACAGCGTAACCCGCTGGCCCATAAGACCAAGCAAGCCTTCGCCTTCAACCTCTTCAACCAATCGCTTCATAATCATTCCCTCCATGTCAAAATTGACTAATGAAATAATAGATTCTTAAATCAGATAAATGGGCTGGAAGCGGGGGACGCCTCCAGCCCGCTCACGGTCAACTAGGGGGATTAGTTGGCCGGAGCAACGGGGGAAGTCATGTCGAGATGGAAAAGCGCCATCCCCTTCGGGGTCCGCAGCGCCTTCTGACCCTTATTGACCCGGCGGCCCACTTCCAGCCACTTGTCGTAGGTCCGGATCGTCTCATGGGCCACGCAGTTCTCGTAGCCAGCGTCCTGGAAGAGCTTTTCCGCGACGGCGGCGTTCTGGACCGCATTGGCCGCTTTCTGCTCGTCAGTGAGCTTCTGGCGGGCAGGGCCAGCCTTCTTGCCCTTACCCTTGGCCTTCTTCGCCGGGGTCGCAGCCTTCACAGCGGCAGCAATCGCGGCAATCATCTCAGCATTGAGTTCCATAGTCATTCTCCGTGGTTGTGGTGGGGTGGCACTACTCTCTTCTTCCTGTCCTCGAAGAGGACGGACAGGAAGAAGAGAGGTCTGCGGTGGTCTTATGATGCCCAAAACAGGGCCTGTTGGTCGTCTTGAACCTCAACGATTCGCATTCCGCTGGATACCAGCGTCATCTCAAAATCACGCTTGCTGGATGGACGGGCCTTGATAGCCTGCTCACACTCAGCGATGGTTTCCATCATGGATTCCACGATTTCATCGTGCGTCATCGGCATTTGATTTCCCCTTGCGATGTGGCGACGAGAGCATTCGCTTCGCTCTCTCAAACGAAGTAAGAGAGAGAAGCGAAGAGAGATTAGATGTGTGTGCGACAGGCTCGTTTTGCGGTCTGTTTCTTGCGGTTAACTACGATCCGTGGCCGGTATTTCGGCGTCCTTAGATCCTTATGGATGGGACTGCGCTTCATGTCCCTTCCCCTTGAATTGAATGACGTTGGTGTAATCCGTAATCTTTATTGTCTGAGCTATTGGCTTGGCCCAATAAGCCTTGATGCAATCATCGGAAAAATGCTGGTGGTGGCCATAAGCACAGAAGAATCCGATCTTTGAGGACTTCAATGCGGTCTCGCACAGTTCATCAGGCAACCACATTTCGCATTTACAGACTGGGCAATTATTGACCTTCTTCATCGGTAATTTCCCTTTCAATGATGCGGCACTCTCCATCGCAATTCTCGCAAAATGCGCCCTTGTCGAAGGTATTCTGCAATACCCATTTTTGGTCCTGTAAATCCCACTCAGCGTAGGCATCGCATAAAACGTCAGGGCTTCCGCATTTGGCGCAAACCATCATGACGTGACTAGACTTCGGCATTTGGCTTCCCTTTGAGCTTGGCCCAACCGGCGCATTCACGATGAAACCCATCGTCAGTGCTGCGGTGGACACAGAAGAACCGATCCCCGGCCTTTAATGCTTCCGCTAATGGCGGCCCTTGGAAATGGGTGCCATCAGCGATAATACCTTCGAGTCTGCTGCGCCCAATTATTGGCTTTCTTGTTAGGCAAGTGCAGGATGTTAGGCCTTTTGTGCCACAGCATTTTGCCCAAGGTTGGCCGTCAGGATGTGGATTGACCATCCAGCCAGAAAGAATATTAAGCTCTTTCGCCGTCACCGGCTTTACTGTCATGATTCTCCCTCCGTTGAGCTAATTTACGGGCTGTAGCCCGCTCCGTTTTCCAAAACCGGCGCTTCAAATATGGACGCAGATGCTTGGCCCATTCACCGCTGGTGGTGAGCAGGCCCTTCTTTTTGGTGCTCATGGCGGCTCCTGTGGTTCTACTACTTCTTCTTCTCACGAGAGTTCGAAGAAGAAGTAGTAGCCTTGATTACTTGTATCAATTTTGCATAATTGGTTAATCCTTGGAGCCTCACAGGATCGTCCTGCATAAGACCAAGCGCGCGATTGCAGCTACCGCATAAAATGCCTCTCACGATGCTAGTATCGTGGCAATGATCGACATGCGTTTGGTCTAATCTCAGGCTTTTGAGATCAATTCCGCAGCCAGCGCATTTGGAATGCTGTTTTTCTATTAGTCTCTGGTAATCTTGTGGGGAAAGACCGTATTTATATTTGATACGGTAAAATCGCTGTTTTAGCGGATTTCTCTTGATGCTCGGCCCGGTTCTTTTGGCATTCCTTTGGCGCTGGTATGCTCTTCGGCATTCCAAGCAGTAACCCGGCTTAAGATCGTGTAATTTCCTACAGTCTTGGTTTGAACATCGTGTTTGCATTGCGAGTAGTTACTACCGTTTGCGCTGCGTTTACAGTGTGATACAATGTGGCATGGGCCGAATACTCAAGAATCCTCGCCAAGAGCGTTTCGTGAAGCTCTATCTCCAAGAGATGGCTGTCGGCGGCACAGCGAGTGCGGCCTATAAGAAGGTTTATCATGGGGCCAAGGGCTTCAATTGCGCCAATGCGGGCGCTCACAATCTACTGAAGAAGCCCCACGTTCAGAGCCGTATCAAGGAAATGCGAATGGACATCAAACGCAAGGCCGATATCACCTTCGAGAAGATTCTCTCGGACTATCAAGAGGCTATGGACCTTGCGAGAGAAAAGGGCGAGCCAGCCAACATAATCTCGGCAGCCAGAGAACAAGCAAAGCTTGTCGGCCTGTTGATTGATCGCAAGGAAGTCGGCTCGGCAGGAGATTTCGAGAATATGGAGAACATCAGTGAGATTCTCCAGGCGGTATCCGACCAAGCTGGCCCAGAGGCTGCATTGGCATTAAGCCAAGCATTTCAACTGATTGGCCCAACTGTTGTTATCCAACAGCAAAAGGCCCCCGAGGAAACCCCGGAGGCCCTATTGGATGCTGAATCGCCATCTGACGCCGTTAACTAGAGGCTACAACCTGTCCACCCGAGACAATGTGCCACCAATCGGTTTTTCCGTCCTCTGCAAATGCCTTGGCTAATTCAAGCGTTGGAAAGCATCCGGCATAATCAAGCCATCCTCCGCACGGATAATAACAATCACCAGCGAATACGAGGAATATCCCCATTAAAATCCTCCGTGGTTAATCCTCGTGAGGATATGGATAAACTCCGCTCCCATCACGAGAACAACGATAATAACTCCAATGGATAGTCCAAGGGCGGCCATATAGAGATCGCTCTTGGTATCGCGGTTAAGCCTCATTTGCACTCGCTATTCCAGGTTGTTACGCATTGCCAGAAAGACTTGTCCTTCAAGGCAATAGCCTGTCCAGCGCTTATGAGAACGTGCGTGTAGAGCCAAAAGCCAAACAAATACACGATAAGTCTCATTTCTCCTCCGAAGGAGCTATCGCTCCCTTAAACTTGCCGATTCCAACACGCGCTTCACTCAATGTAGATACGGCAGTCATGGGATTACCAGGAATACCGTATTGATACCGAATGAGATCACCCTTCGGGGTGATAACCTTCTGCACAACCTTGTCGTCGTTGCGGTCAAGAACGCGGATCATGTTAGTCCTCCGTGAAAATGAGGGGGCAAGCTCACTACTCTCTCCGAAGGAGAGTAGTGAGCAGGGGGAGTGCGCGGGCGTCTAGATGAAACCCAGGGCAATCAGGATATTGACGATCAACAGACCGCCAATACCGATGGTTAATCCAGAGGTGACGAGGATGTAGGGCTTGGCTTCCTGCATGTGATTCTCCTAGAGTTCATTGAGGCTGAAACAGACGGTTTGCCACCAGTTGCCCCAAGTGTCTTGGGCTGGCGGTGTCCACATTTGAGTCCGCCCTTGGAGGGTGAGGTAACGGAATTTGTAGACATACGGCAGGTCAATGGTGGCATGCATGTGGGTATCTCCTTGAATGTGTTGACGTTTAGCCTGGAAAGGCTAAGGTATAGCAAGCGTAAGCCATCCAACCGACAGCGGTATAGATGACGGCAATGGCAATCATGACCTTGAGCATCACTCGCTCCATCGCATGTGGGCAGGAATCGGACGGAACTTACGATCCATCCAGCGGTCCAATGGCTCATAGCCATCGCCATCTTCGTCGTCATAGACTTCAGGCTCAATCATGGCAGCCTTACGGCTGATGAACTCACACACTTGGTCGGACAAGAGTTGGCCAATATCGGCCTTAGTCATGGGATATTCTCCGTGGTGGTTGAGAGGGCTTTCGAACTCTCTCAAAGCGAAGCTAAGAGAGTGAGAAGGAGAGAGATTAGATGCGACGGCGCTCACGTTCGAGCATGAGTTCCCACATTGCTTCGCCATCAGGCTCTGCCTGATAAGCCGCTAGTATCTCGTCATCGGTCATAGACTGATACTCGGGACGAACCACAGTGATAGCCTCGTACAGAGCTTGCATGTCGATCATGTGCGCCTCTCAAGTTAAGATGATGATGGGCCAGGAGCTTTCGCTCCCAGCCCGGTTTAGTGTAGCTTATGCAATGGCTTGGACAACAGGTTGTCCAGTGATTAGTGAGATCGGCATATCAGGAGCAACTTGACCCGAATGGAACAGAGTTCCAACACCCTTAACGAAGATACCATGCTGGCCCTTAACGACACGTTGGCCCTTCAGCAACCAGCCCTTATAGGTAAGGGCATCAACCCTCGGAACCACAATGAATCCGGCCTTCTTGAAGGCTTTGGCGACTTTCACATCGTTGGTGATCTGACGGTCACTGAGGCCGTCTTGATGCTTGGGAGTGAACTTGTTTGCAGGCTTGTAGGACGACTGCGGCTTGTGCTTGGCCTTACCCTTCGGGGCATTTAATGCGGCAATGACTGCGGCAGTAATCATGGCGATTTGGGCTTGATTGACGGTCATTGGTCGCTCCGTTCGGTTGCCGAGCTTGTCTCTCTGAGTAAGCTCTCAAAGCGAAGCTAAGCGGAACGAAGTGAAGCGAAGAGCTTACGAAGAGAGCAAGTAAGGTGAGTGGCAGATTAGATGTGTGTGTGTTATCAATAGCTTGGCCCTTAGATGCCACAGTCTTTAGACTGTGAATCCTTCTGACCTACCCTGCCAAGCCTCGCATCTTCATCATTGATGATAGACTAGATGCGCGACCATTGACTCAGCGATGACCGCTGATGCGTTCTAGCCTCTTAGGCTAGGGTAGCATGGACTGCTATGGTCTAGCTCACCAGTGCTTGTCCTAAGAGGACAATTCCCCAAGGGGAGCCGTACTAGGGGGTAGGGGGCGCGTATTGAGGGCGGGCGTGTGTGCTTTTTTATCTGCGTCCACAGACATTACAAACAAAAAATCCATTGACTTGTAGTATCTACATTGTAGTATCTACAGATAGATGTAGGAGCTACAATGAATCTCTGTGAGAAGTGTGGGAAGAACATGGATATTCATGGAAGAGTACATCACTGTGTACCTCAGACCAGAACTCACGATAAGGACATCCAGGGGGTCATTGAAATAGACCACAGCTATAAGCATCTGGTCTCACCTACTGAGGTCCCACCTACCCCCAAGCAAAAATTACTAGAAAAAAAGAAGGAGGTAATGGCTCGGTTGGGACATCACGATTGTCCAGTATGTGAGGCGAGGCGCAAGCTCAAGGCTCTCCAGATGAGACGCTACCGGGAGAAGAAGAATGCTTAGGATTCCTAGAGACCTGTTGGATGCCGCTATCCAGGCCGTCCAGAAATGTTGCGCTAATGCAACAGATGTAAGTGGCCATCGTGTAGTGTTTACCGTGACGGATAAAGGGATTGAACACATGATCTGCGGCGGCCTTTCCATTGTGGCTCCTAATGGAGGGCCGGTAACTCCAGAGGATATTTTCTATGTGGTCGGCTTCGGAGGTAAAGATTTTCAGTCATTCCCTAAAAATAGGGTCCCATCCCACGGAGATAAGACGGGACCCTGAGTTTGTGTTTCGGGAGGAAACAGAGGGATTATGTTTGATTTTTTGTGAAAGATCAACAGTCTAGCGTGGTGTTATCCTTCTCATTTCCGGAACTTCCTTGTCCCGCTCGGCCTTCCAGCACTTCTGGCATAGTTCGTGATCGGCCTTGCCTTGCTTGACGCCCTTAAAGCCCTTGCACTTGAACACCACGATCTTGCGTCCGCATTCACAGTACCTGCGGGCCATCTGCCCCTCCTATGAACAGCCTATTCCCTTAGTTCCTTTCTTACCGTCAGTGAAGACCTTCCAGTGCCTCCAGCCCTTTGGGCAATGGAACCCCCACTCCCTAACTATAGGGCCTGTGATGAATAGGCTCCAGCACGGCTGATCAATCTCAATCCTATGAGCCGTCTTGGCCCTGCGGAACTTAAGATTCCCTGCCTTGTACCGGATAGCCGTGGTTACCCCACCAGCCAGGATCGAGTACTCGATGTACTCTCCGTCCAGAAGATACGAAACATTCAGCCATGGATGGTCGTGGAGGGCCTCGTCATCGTCCGAGCGCAGGAATCGATGGAGATAGATATTGAAGAGCGGGTTGCGTGGAATAACCCACCACCGTTGCATGTATGGGTTTTCTCTCCCGCCGACCACAAAATCAGGTTCTCTGCTTTGGGAGATCTTCTCAAACCATCTCATCGCAGCGGGTCCCCCCTTCGATAATCCTGCCCAGCTTTTCTGCCAATCAAATTAGGCAAAAGCTTGCAGGGCAGGCCATAGCCTGGACGGATCGAGCCTATGTTCTTCTCGGAAAAGTTCTCGCCCTTTTTGATATCCGCTATGGCGTAGAGGCTACGCCTGATCTGCTTGGTCGGATTGCCATCCTGCTTGGTATGCTGCATCGCAGCGTAGGTCTTCTTCACGTCCACCACCATCTCGGCAAATTCCTCGACGCTCATACTGAAGGCATCATCCTCGGACTTGACCCCAGGAAGGTGGCCGAAATGCTTCTCGATAATACAGGCTCCTAACGCCGTAGCAGCAATAGGAGCCAGACTTCCCTCAGAATGATCCGAAAGCCCCGCCACATTCGAGGGTAGCAGGTCCATAAGGTGGACGATTCCGCCAAGGTTCGACGTTTCAATAGTCCCTGGATATTCCGACATACAGTGTAGGAATGCGGCCTTTGGTGCCACGGCATGAGCATCGAGAATCTCCTGGTCGTTGGCCATTCCAGTCGAGATGATCATCGGCTTGCCGGTCGATGCCGCATACTCGATCAGCGGGATATCCACGATTTCCATGGATGCGATCTTGTAGGCCGGACAATCCAGCTTCTCCAGGAAGTCCACGGCAGTCTTGTCGAAGACGGAACTGAACACCGTGATCTTTTCGTCCCTGGCGACCTTGTACAAATCCGGATGCCAACTGAACGGCGTGTGCGCGGTCTTGTACAGTTCCCACAAGGTGCGCCCCTTCCACAACCCGTCCTGGACGATGAAATCAGGCTTGTTCATCTCCATCGTGATCGTATGTGCTTCATAGCACTGGGTCTTAACCGCCGAGGCATTGGCTGCCTTGGCAAGCTTGATCAGCTTTTTGGCATTCTCCAGCTTGCCGCCGTGATTGCATGAAATTTCGGCTATGCAATACGGAGAATTCTTCGGCCCGATCTTGATCCCCTCGATCTGCACTCAATCCTCCTTCAGGGCTTTGTCGATTAAAGATTCCCACACCTTAGCAAGCTCTACGGCTGCCAGTGGTTCGTAGCCCAGCATCTCTGGTGTGGGCTCCCGCATTGCCTTGATGCAGGCCCGCGCGATCATCTTGACCCGACCTTGATCAAGGAAGTCCAATTCGTCATAGGCGGGAGCCCCCGCTGGCTGGTTCTCGCTCCAGATCGCCTTGGCGACCTTTTCTACCATCGTTGGGTCAACTGTGATTTCTGTCATTGCAAACTGTCTCCTACGACTTGAAAAATCTTTCGCATCACCCTTCGCTGCCTGCTTGTCGGCGAATAAGAACAGACATCGAAGGTCATCAGTTCCTTGTCCTCAAGATTCTCCGCTATCGGATGAACATCCGGGACATCGAAGACCCTATGCAACGGAGGTGAATACCCCTCACGCATCGGAATTCCGAGGTTAACCAGTCTGGATACAAAGGTATCCCGTGGCCATACCCCAACCTTGGCAGCCCAGATGTAATAGACATGCTTGCAGTCGTGTCTTTCCACAGGAGGCTTAATCTGTGGGAAGTCCTTGACCATATCGGTCATCTCAAGCGCCAGTTCGCGCCTGCCCTCCACAATCCATGGCCCCTTGCTCAATTGGGCGACGGCCAGGGCAGCAATCGGCTCTGTCATGCGGAGGTTAAGCCCCATGATTCCGGGCCTCAGTTCCCCGTGGTTTACGGCATCCTTGATCTTGAGGGCGAGGTCAGAGTCGTTGGTAACGACGACGCCTCCCTCGCCTGTCTGGATATGCTTATGAATATTAAGACTGAATACGCCAATGTCGCCGATAGTACCGCTATAAGCATCACGGGCCTTGGCGAAAGGCGCTTGGGCATTGTCCTCGATCATCCATACTTTGTTGATCCGGCACCACGAACGAATCTCCTGGAGGTATGCAGGATGCCCGAACAGGTTAGTGACGATGACAGCCTTCGGCTTCTTACCTCCTGGGAGGTTGAGCATGTTGATCGAAAAGGTTTTTGGCTCAACATCTATGAAACGTACCTCTGCGCCAAGCACCTTTGCACATGCCGCCGTCGCGCTCATGGTGTAGGTTGGAGCCCACACAAGATCTCCAGGTCCGATTCCGACCGCAAGGCAGGCAGCCAGCAATCCTGATGTACCCGAGTTGCAGGGAACGGCATGCTGACAACGGAAGGTTGACTTCCATTCATCAGATAGGCGCTCGACCCAATAACCACCGCGATGGTCACCGCCGAGGTAAGCACTAAAAGGGCGAGCGAGGGTAGAGAGTACATATCGGCGTTCCAAGTAATTCCTGGTTTCGAACGGAGGTAGAACTCCAAGCTTACGTCTCAATTGGTGCATTTATAGTTCTCGCACATGGCCTTGATATCGCTCTCCAGGCTGGGGAGCCCTAGGCCGAATGCATGGTCGGCCCTGGTGATATCCATTCTGGTATCAAGGGGACGAATCACTCTCTGGGCTTGATCCGCCGCCGCGACAGGGCGAATCCCTTGGGCGCTCAGACCCATTCCATCTGCCAGCAGCATGGCAAACTTGGCCTTCGACATGGCGGTGGACGCACCGAGATTGAAGGTTCCGACCTTGTTGGTCTTAGCCATCTTCACCAGACAATCGGCTAAGGTCTTGGTCCATAGCGGATTGAAGAACGAATCGGTGAAGGCGTTGAAGATATCTCCGCTCTTCATCTTGGTTAGAAAAAAATCAACTAGACTACTCTTCCTCGCAGACAAAGCCTTGCCATAGAGATTGGTCCTGACAATCAGATGATTCGTGGCCTTGGCTGCCGCAAACTCACCCATGAACTTGCTCATCCCATACATATTGATGGGATTCTCACTTCGAGAATGCTCCTTGTGAGGCCCGTATCCGGAATAGACCATATCGGTCGATATGTAGATAAAACGGCATTCCTTCGACATATGAGTGACAAGATTCTCTGTCATCCCCGCATTGGCAATCACAGCCTTGTGCGGATGGAGTCCGCATTCATCCACGTTGGTCATGGCTGCTGCGTGGACGATGATTCCAGGTGTGTAGTTTTCTATGACGAATTTGGCGTTTCGCTCATCCGTCAGGTCGCAGACCTTAGTGGATATCCCATGCACTTCTCCAAGCTTGGAGAATGCCGTCATCAGGTATGGACCCAGGAGACCTGTGGCCCCGGTAATAAGGATACGCATTACTTCAACCGCCTCATCCACTTGGTTACGTTGCGATCATTCTCTGTGATGGCAGCCATGATCTTCTTGGCTTGCCTAGGCCGCGCCTTGAATGCCAAGGCCAATAACTGCATCCAGCAGTTGTTATTTTTGCGGCGGATTCTTGTTACTTCTTTGACGACCAACCCATTGGTGATCTTGCGGTGAACGTACTTACGCTTCTTCATACGAGATCCTTTAATTGTTCGACGGTGAGCCACTGGGAGTTGGAGTCGCTGGAGTACCTCCAGCCGGACATGACCAGTGTTTCGTATTGTCTCTTGATGTATCCGGATGGATTGATGCAGTAATAGGTCTCGCCCTTGAGGCCGATTCCCATCGTTGTTGTCACACTCTCATCTTCGGTGATCAGAGTTTCGTGGAGCTTCTCTCCGGGGCGGATTCCTGTGTTGAATTCCACAGTTCCTCCATCATTGCCATGAACAGCATGAGCAAGATCAATGATTCTGATCGATGGGATCTTCGGGACCAGAATCTTCGAATGAAACCCCTCATCGGATATCTCCAGCGCGTTCATGACCAGATCGATGCTCTGATCCAGAGTGATCCAGAATCGCGTCATCCTTTCGTCTGTTACTTTGAGCGTCTTGCCTTCCGCCTTGAGTTTCTGGAAGAGCGGAAGAACAGAGCCGCGAGAACCAGAGACATTACCGTAGCGAACGACATTGAACCGGCATTTCCCCGCAGCCATTGCGTTAGCTGCAATAAAAATCTTCTCCGCCGCGAGTTTCGATGCGCCGTATAGATTGATCGGATTAACCGCCTTATCTGTCGATAGTGCAACGACTCGTGAAACTGAAGTGCGTAACGCCGCTCGGATAACATTTTCGGCACCCGTGACATTTGTTGCTATGCACTCCGTTGGATTGTATTCTGCCGTTGGAACGATCTTCAGAGCCGCCGCATGGATAACAGTGTCCACGCCACGCATGGCCATCTCAAGCCGACCCAGATCACGCACATCTCCGATGAAGAAGCGTAGTCGATCATCATTGAACTTTCGCTCCATCTCTTCTTGAAGATGCTCGCCACGGGAATAGATGGCGATACGCTCAATCTTATGGTTATTGAGGATGTGCCGGGTAAAGGCTTGGCCGAAGGAGCCAGAGCCGCCTGTGACGAGAATGGATTTCATGCTGACTTTCGCAGTGCCTGACCCTGGATATGTCCCTTGAGATATTGCTTAATCTGCCCATGCGCGGACGCCTCGTCGATCAGATCGAGGGTATGTTTGTAAGCCTTCAGGATTCGCTGAATCTCTGGTTCTTTCATGGCATAGGATACGCAGTTGGCATTGAGGCACAGGACCCCTTGTTGGGCCATTTCCTGGATGAACAGTGCCTGAATATCCGAATCCTTGAATTTGATCTTCACAAGCGGCGAGATTCCGCTGAAGTCCATCGACTTTCCAGAGCGATGCGATATGGCCGACCTGATCTTGATCCCAGTATCGTGCAGATGACGGATGACACCCTCCCGCTCCATCTTCTTGATGGTTGCCAGGGCCGCAGCGATGGACAGCGTGTCGCCGAAGAACGTGCCGGAGAAGAACACGCCACTCTTGCCGTCCATCATCTTCATGATGTCGCGCTTGCCGACCAGGGCAGAGATTGGCATTCCATTGCCCATCGACTTGCCGAAGCAGGCCAGATCAGGTGTGACACCAAAATACTCTTGCCCTCCGCCGAGCGCATAGCGGAAGCCGGTCTGAATCTCGTCAAAGATCAGAATTACCCCGTTCTGGGAACACCAGAGTCTTAAAGCCCTGAGGTATTCAGGATCATGCGTCGGCTCTACGATGACCGCAGCAATCCCGCCATTCAGAAACTGCCGACAGGATTCAATATCCTTCATATCTCCGTAACTGATGACCTGTGACACTCGCTTCACGCCATCAGGGATTCCAGCGTTTTTCCCTTCCAGCCAAGCGGCTGACCAATCCGCCCATCCGTGGTATCCTCCGACCAATACATGGTCCTGACCCGTGTAAGCCCTGGCAAGCCGAACTGCGGCGCTTGTCACATCGGTTCCTGACTTGCCGAATTGGACCATTTCCGCGCACGGGATTAGTTCACAGAGCTTCTCGGCCAGTTGACACTCAAGCTTGGTAGCCAAGCTGAAGCTCATTCCGGAATTTAACTGTCTCCGGACAGCCTCATCTACGTCAGGATCGCGGTATCCTAGGACGACAGGCAGGAGTGCGCTAACCAGATCAACGTAATCGTTGCCATCGACATCAAATATCCGAGCGCCATCCCCATGAGAAACATAAAGCGGAGCGCCTCCCGCTGGGTACCATAGGTGCGATTTAGAAAATGTCTGTGACCCAAGTGGTATTGACTTGGTTGATCGCGCCAGTAGGGCGTCTGATCTGGTATATGTTCGTGGGGGTAATCGCTCTTCTGCGATTCCTTCGTAAAACCGTTCATTTCGAATGGCTCCGGCATTGATCCCCCTCAGGGCTGGATTCAGATCAAGGATTCGCATGATCTCGGTAGACGAAGGCGGCTTGCCCATAGGGACGCGCCGCGCAATCTCCTTGCACAATTCGTAGTCCTTCTGCGTATCCAGCACCCAGCGCTCCTTATGAGCCCCAGGAAACGGGCAAATCAGGTACTCGGCAGGGAAGCGATCCTGGTTACGGATGATCCATTGTGTCACACAGTCCCGATCAGAGGGTCTGGTGGCCTCTTTCCACGCCGCTTCGAGTGCTTCGAAGGTGAAGCACTCAACATCCAGGCCGTCAGGCCACGTTGGCTGGTTGGAGCAATAGGAGGAATTGGTCATCTCCATAAGCTGGATGACCTGCCCCACCACATTCGGATCAATAAACGGACAATCGCAGGTGATACGCAGGATCACATCGGCATTACGCTTGATGGCGCACTGATAGAACCGATCCAGCACATCGGATTCCGAGCCACGCGATACATCGACATTGTTCTCTACGCACCACTTAGCGATTACGTCATCCGCAGTCAGCGTAGAGGTGGCAATGCAGACCTGATCGACGCCTGGAGACTCACGCAAAGCTCGAACCACCCACCCAAGGACCGGCATCTTCTCCAGCGGAGCCATAACCTTGCCAGGAAATCTCGTGCTGCCCATGCGGGCCTGGGCAATAGCTAAAGTTTTCATGTGAGTCCGGCCTGTTTACGAACCTCAAGACAGATTTTGAGAACCTCAAGACCTTCTTCGCCGCTGCATCCGATTGTTTCCTTCCCATCGATTCTGCTGATGAACGCTTCCATCTCTTCGATGTAGTCCTCGTCGTAGGAACCGCTGAGGCGCTCCCAGCATCTTATGTCCCCAGCATTCTCATTTGGGACTAGGGCGATGTGTCTATCAGGTAGACTGCAATGGATGGATGCTTTCGACCCATGGATCGTGAATCTGCGCTGCTCTGGCTTGGTGATGTAATCCAGATGAACCGTAGACCGGCACCCACTCTCATGCGTGAGAAGGATATTGGTCATATCGTCTTTGCCATCAGTCAATCTTGTGGAAGAACCCGCAACTTTCGCAGAGCCCAACAAATAAAGGGCAAGATCAATCTCGTGGCTCCAATTCAATATGCAACCGTCACGTAGATACGGAGGTTTTTCGCTATACTGTCCGAGGGTAAAATTGGCCCAGATTGGCTTGCCGATGAGCCCGGCGTCCAGCCACTCCTTGGCTTTCTTGACGCAGCTATGGAATCGGAGGTTGTAGCCGACTGTCAGCGCATTCTTCGGATATGGCAATCCGCTATGGATCATCTTATCCGCTATCGGCTTTTCCACTAAGCATGGCTTTCCAGCCACCCATACTCGCCCAAGATGCTCGAAGTGATTTGGTGTTGGGCTAGCGATAACAATCGCCTCTGCATCCATAACATCGTCAATATTTTCTACGATGCGGCCTAGCGGTGCTGCTAACCATCGTCGCTCGTTGTCTGGATCATAGCCAATAATTTGATGTCCCATGGTGTGCAGATTCTTGGCATGCCTCATGCCGATACTGCCAAGTCCAATGATTCCGATTGTTTTCATTTTGCTGGGAATGCGTTCTTGGTGTCTTTTTGCAGGATAGTAACGCTGGTCTCACCCTGAACCGTTCTTCCGCATAGAGAGTATGTGGGATGAGCAAGCCATAGCTTCGAGAAGTCAAAATGATGGGAGAACAGACCAGCCTTGTGCTTGTAGGGGACCTTGAAGGTGTGGTCTGGATAGAAGTCATAGACAACGAGATGACCTCCATCTCTCAGGATTCTGTCGCCCTCTAGTGCGATTTTGAAGTAATCATCTGGGTCGCAGAGATACAGGCACCAGCCGTAAATCAGCATATCGAACTGTTCGTCGGAATACTGGAGACGATCAGCAGTTCCGGCCCAGACCTGAACCCTGGATGATCCACGCTTGCTGCCGTAGGCGGGGTCATAGCCCTCGACATGGCATCCCCACATACGCTGCATAACCTCAAGCCGGGCACCATCGGCACAGCCGACTTCCAGAACACGATCTGGAATGAGCTTATACTTGTCGATAGCTTCTAGGACTGGATCGCTGTTCTCGTCATAGCGGCCAGCATTCCGAGCCATCCAGGCTTCGCCTTCTCCGTGAAGAAAGGTCAGAGATTGTTTCATCGCTGACCAAGGCTCCCATACAGGTGCATGCTGACTGGCTTCCCTTTCACCAGGAAATGATCCTGGACAATGGCCTCATGTCTCATCCCGTATTTGGTGCAGATTCTGATCATCGGGGCATTCAGGGACATGCAGCCAGCTTCGATCTTTCTGATCGACTTTTCGATGAACAGATAATTACAGACGCACTCCCAAGCCTCAAAGCCGTAGCCTTTGCCCCATTGGGTCTTATCCCCAATCATGATTCCGACATTGGCGACATTGTTGGGCTGGTCTATGCGGACGGCTACAGACCCGATTGGCACTGTCGGTGAATAGATGCTGTAGACGAAGTTTGGTGCAGCGGTGGCTGCTGAGAGCCAGTAATCTCCCTGTGATTCCTCAGTGTGAGTTTTATGACGTTGCTCAGAATATTTAACGACTTCCGGATCATTCAGCCAACAAGCAAATAGACCAGCTTCATCCATATCTGGCGGCTCCATCAGAAGCCTTGGAGTTGCAAGAATCACTTCTTCCTCGGCATCTGATCTTTGAGGTGCTGGATAATGGCCAGCATCGTTTCTGACAGCATCAGAACTCCAGCCGCCTCGACTGAATAGCCGCCCAGCTTTCGCCGCTTGACCACTTCCTCCATCACCCGAGCCTCAAGCTCGATCATGTCGTCTCTGTGCATGTATTTCTCCTGTTGGTTTTAGGTAGCCCAAATTGGGCTTCGTTGCCCAGTTCGTATGTAGGAACTATAGTTTGATATCCACAGGCATCTAAATTCATGAATTTCGCCAACAAGATCGCCAAGGCTGGCATGCAGATCGCCAAGCTGAAGGAGCGCGAAATCTATGAAGGAGCCCTGATTGACTTTGCAGAATACGTCTGGCCCGTGGTTGAGCCCGCTATTCCATTCGTCAGAGGTTGGGCCATCGAAGCAATTGCCGAGCATCTTCAGGCAGTTACGGACGGTCAGATCAAGCGCCTTCTGATGAACGTCCCGCCCGGATTCACCAAATCCCTGATGACCGATGTGTTCTGGCCAGCCTACGAATGGGGTCCCAGGAACATGCCCTGGCTGCGGTATGTCTGCGCCTCCTACTCCAACCACCTGACCGAGCGCGACAACATGCGCTGCCGCAACATCGTGATCTCGGATCGCTATCAAAAGATGTGGGGCTCCCGGTTCAAGATCTCGAACGAGCAGTTCACCAAGATCAAGTTCGCCAACGACCATACTGGGTGGAAATTGGCTACCTCCGTGGGAGGCATCGGCGTCGGAGAGCGCGGTGACAGGTTCATTATCGACGACCCCAACAACACCATGGACATGGAGTCCGAGCAGGTCCGGGATACTACGAATCTGTGGTTTACCGAGGTCGTGCCCGACCGTCTTAACAACCCACAGGATAGTGCTATCGTTATTATCCAGCAGAGGTTGCATGAAGACGATGTGAGCGGAGTCGCTCTCTCCAGAGAGATGGGATACACGCACTTGATGATCCCGATGGAGCATGATGTTTCAAGGCATTGTGTGACCGTTTTGGGGCTAGACAGTGACGGAAATAAGAAAGTATGGGAAGACCCCAGGAAAGAGGATGGGGAACTGGCGTGGCCTAATCGGTTCACCCAGAAGGTCTGCGATGACCTGAAGCGGGATAAAGGCCCTCATGCATGGGCTGGGCAATACATGCAGAGCCCGGAGCCAAGGGGCGGTTCCATCATCAAGCGCGATTTCTGGCAGCTATGGGAGCAGCCTAAGTTCCCTCAGTTCGAGTATATCCTGGCTTCGGTCGATACCGCCTACACCGATAAAGAGGAAAACGATCCTAGTGCTTTGACAATCTGGGGTGTTTTCCGGGACGAATCCTCCCTTAGAACGACTGATTCCGACATCCTTTGGATGCCTCGCGATGGGCAGGCGCTACAATCCATCAAGGGAAATCCCAAGATTATGCTGATGTACGCTTGGCAGGAGCGGCTCCAATTCCACGAACTGCTTGAGAAGATTATGGATACCTGCGGGGCGGGGTCAAAAACCAAGCTGGGGGCCAAATTCCCAGTGGATCGGGTGCTTATCGAAGCCAAGGCTAGCGGCCAGTCGGTAGGCCAGGAAATGCACCGCATGCTACGCGGGACCGGGAAATTCGGGGTGGAGCTAAACCCGGTCGAAGGGGACAAGTACGCCCGGCTCCAATCCGTCCAGCACCTGTTCTCCGAGGGCATGATCTATGCTCCCGACAGGGCCTTTGCAGATATGGTGATCGACCAGTGCGCCGTGTTCCCCAAGGGCTCCCGAGACGACTTGGTGGATACCACCTCGCAGGCACTGCGATACTTGAGAGATCAGGGCTTTGCGTTGAGGCGCGAAGAATACATCGTAGAAGAACGGGAAGAGATGATGTATAAGGGCGCATCCTACAATGCGCCGCTTTACGGTAACTTCTGATGGCCCCACGCTCTAAAGCTAAGAGGTTAGACAACCCTTATCCTGAGGTTGTGCCGCCTGCTTTGACTTTGGTGAAGAGCGATAGCGACGAGATGGGGGCTGATTCCGTCTCATTCGAGGATGGGACTCTAAGGGTCGAGCATCCGGACGGATCGGTGACAATCGATTTGTCTCCGCCGGGAGACCAAGACGATCCCCCTGATGGCGATGAATTTGATCGTAACCTTGCTCTCAGCATGTCCGACGATGATCTTGGATCGATTTCAACGGACCTGATCGAAGGAATCGACCGGGATAACGAGTCCCGCAAGAAGTGGCTGGATACCAGAGCCCTTGGCATCGGTCTTCTTGGCCTTGAGCTTGAGAAGCCGAGGGCCGGGGCCGGGACAGAATCCGCACCCATCGAGGGCATGTCTACCGTTCGCCACCCGCTTCTATTGGAAGCCACTGTTTCCTTCCAGGCGACGGCTCGGGCCGAGCTTCTGCCTGCGTCCGGGCCGGTCAAGGTTCGCAACGATACGCCGACCCCGCCAAAAGAGATTGTCCAGGAAACCTCTGCCCAGCCTCAATTGCTGGAGAGCATGCAATCCAACGATGAGCTTTCCCAGGCCCTGGAGAAGGACCTCAACCACTATCTGACAGCCGTTGCGACCGAATATGTTCCAGATACGGATCGTATGCTGTTCTACATTGGCTTCGGCGGAGACGGGTTCAAGAAGGTTTACAACTGCCCACTTCGCCGCAGGCCAGTCTCGGAATCGATTGATGCCGAGGATTTGATCATCTCGAATACCGCGACCGATCTCTGCAACTCTGGCCGCGTTACACACCGCATCAAGATGCGCCAATCGACGCTGAAGCGCATGCAGATTCTGGGTGTCTACCGCGATGTGGAATTAAGCCCGCCGACCATCAGCAATCCAACCGCAGTTGACAAGAAACTTGAGGCTATCTCCGGTGTTACGGAAAGCAACAAGCTTCCTGAGGATCGTGATTTCGAAGTCTATGAGACCTACTGCGAACTCGATATCGACAAGTACGCCCCTGACCAATTCAAGGGTAAGGGATTACCGCTGCCTTATCGCGTGACCATCGAGAAGGAATCAAAGAAGATTCTCGATATCCGCCGGAATTGGAAAGAAGAAGATGAGCAATGTCTTGCCAAGCAATTCTTCGTCCAGTTTCCGTTTATCAGAGGTTTGGGCTTCTACGGGCTTGGATTCATACATCTGCTCGGCAATACAACCAACGCCCTTACCGCCGGATGGCGTGAAGCCCTGGATGCCGGGATGTTCGCCAACTTCCCTGGATTTATCTACGCTAAGGGCGCTGGGCGTCAGCTAACCAACCAAATCCGTATTCCGCCTGGAGGCGGCTATGGCCTTGATATCGGCGCTGGACAGCGAATCCAGGACGCCATCATGGGAGTTCCATACAAGGAAGCTGGCGCTGGTTTCATCAACCTCCTTGGTAAGATTGAAGAGGGTGGGCGTCGCCTTGCGTCCACCGCAGAAGTCAGTGTCGGAGAGGGTAAGCAAGATGCTCCTGTGGGAACCACCCTCGCCCTTATTGAGCAGGCATCGAAGGTCATGGATTCGGCGCATAAGCGCCTGCATGCCGCCCAGGCTGAGGAATTCAAGTTATTGAAGTGTCGTTTCCAGGAAGACCCTGAGTCCTTCTGGCGTCATAACAAGAAGCCTACCATTAAGTGGAAGAAGGACCAGTTCCTCGCGGCTTTGGACAACTGCGAGCTTGTCCCGGTAGCAGACCCTAACAACCCGACCAGCCTGCATCGCTTGGCGAAGGGTGCGATCATCAAGCAGCTTCAGACAGCAAACCCGGCTCTCTACGATGCAGTAGCTGTCGATATGCGGGTGATGAGAATCTCCGATATCGACCCTGCTGGCCTGATGCGTCCGACGCCCGCCCCTGCTCCGCCTGATCCACGCATGGTTGCGATCCAGAAGAAGGCCGAAGCTCAAGAATTGATGAGCAAGATCCAGCTTATGGAAACCCAGATCAGGGCAGCAACTGCCGGTGCTCAGATCCAGGACAAGGCCAAGGATCGTGAATCTCGTGAACGCATCGAGCAGATGAAGATCAGGCTTCAGCAGCTTGATCTTGAACAGTCTCAGATTCAGCACAAGGCCGATGAAGAAAAGATCTATGCTCGCATGATGCACGAGCTAAACACCAAAGCACAGTTGGCGGCCCACGGTGCCCAGGTCGAGGCTGTCGAGGCTCAGCACGGCCTGCACCTGGATGCCGCTGAGACGGCCCATGGACTTCAGGTCGATAAGGCCAAGACCGATCACGAACTCCGCACCAATGCGGAGCGCACCGAGCATGAGAAGGAAATGGCAAGAGAGCGCCATAACGCCGAAATGACTCGCGCCCACGAGAAGCACCAACTAGACATGCAGCATGCTAAAGAACTTCATGCTCATAAGCTTGAGGCAGCCAAACAGATGGCTCGCGCCAAGCCTAAGAAAGCAAAGGAATAACCATGGCAAAGAACGCAATCATCGGACTTATCGACCAACCCAAGCTGGATGAAATGGGCCGCGTTATGCAGGCCCCTCAGGCCGTCAACGACGAGCATGGCCCTGGTTATGACAATGACGTGGGAGCCAACTGGCTTCGTGGCATGGGTAAGGGCGGGGCTTGCGGAAAGCCATCATTCGATTATCAGGCTGCCAATATTAGAAAGGCTAGGGGATAACCATGGCAAATCCTTACGCATCCCAGGCTAAGAGCGGCAATGCCGCCAAGATGAAGGCTCTGACCGGCAAGAAGTCGGGTGGGGCTGTTTATGCCGGTGAGTCTGCACCAAAGTACGCGCGCGGCGGAAGCGTCGTCGGTGAATTCAAGATCGGCGGCGCGGTATCAGCACCGAACTTCGCTCGGGGTGGTCGCTCCAAGGGCAAAGGCAAGCACAAGGGCACCCACATCAATATTGCTGTAGTTGCTCCACACAAGGATGCCGCTCCAGAACCAGCGGGAATGCCGCCCAAGATGCCTGTAGGGCCTATGGCCCCGCCCCCAGGGATGGGTCCTCCAGGCGCTGGTGGCCCTCCAATGCCGCCCCCTCCTGGAATGCCGCCCATGAAGCGCGGTGGTAAGGTTCCGATGAAGGCTGGGGCCGGAACGGGCCAAGGCCGCAAGGAAAAGATCGCAGCCTACGGACTCGGCCCTAAGAAGGCTGGTTGATGGCGAAAACGCGCTTTCACGCTGAGCTTGAGGCCAGGATCAACATTGCGGTGGAAAATAGAAGCAAATCCATAGCTTCTGGCGCAGCCTCTGACTATGCCCATTACAGAGAGAATGTAGGCTATATCCTTGGCCTACAAGAAGCTCTCAAGCTTTGTGATGACATAGAGGCGGAATCCAACTAATGGCACTTGCATCCTCTAGCCGCGTTATTGAACTGGTATCGGCTTCGAAGAATCCAAAGCTTGAGATCATCAAGCTGATCGGTGATCTTTCTTCGGTCAGCGTTAAATTCAACATGGTGTTGCTGGCCACCTACTTTCGCCCAGAGAAGACTGCTGGCGGCATCATCAGGCCGGACGCCAACAAGGCTGAGGATGAATGGCAAGGCAAGGTCGGCCTCGTGATGAAGCTTGGCCCCATGGCCTACACGGACGATGACGAAACCCAGTTCCAGGGTGAGAAGGTCGAGGTTGGAGAATGGGCGGTCTACAAGATCGGCGATACCTGGAGCCTAAATATCAATGGCTATCCATGCCGGATGATTCGGGACTCCAGCATCAAGATGACCGTTAAAGACCCGAATATGGTATTTTGAGGCTCGGCATGGCCAAGGCACCAGCAGTACAAGCGAAAGACCCTGAGCAGGCGGACCTGATCGATAAGATCGATGAGACTCCTGTAGAACAAACAGAGAACGAGATTACCCAAGATGAAGAGGTAATCGAGGATTCTGAAGTTCCTGAAGATGCCTCGATCAAGCTCCAAGAGCAGATTGCCGCTCTCAAGAAGTCCGAGGAAATCCAGAAGAATCGGGCCGAGCGCTACCGGCAGGATGCTGAGAAGGCCCAGCAACTCGTCAAGGATCGAGGGTCCGAGGTCGATAAGGTCCGCAAGGAAGCAGTTCAATCCCAGCTTGATGCCGTCAGCACGGCTCTTGGCGCGGCCCAATCCGAGTCTGAATCTGCCAAGCGGGATATCAAGACCGCCATCAACAGTGGTGATGTGGATGCTCAGGCCGAGGCTTATGAGCGCCTTGCCACCGCAAGAGCCAACATCTCAAAGCTTGAGGATGGCAAGTTCGAGCTTGAGGCCCGGATCAAGAATCCGCCGAAGTCTGAAGAGCCTCCTGTTCAGCAGCAGAATGGGATGCCCCAGAGAATCCAGAACTGGGTCGCCAAGAACGAATCCAGGCTCAGCCCCAAGCTATGGGATAAAATCAAAGCCAATCACTGGGATATCGTTGACGATGAAGGTATTCCATTCGATTCCGACGAATATATCGAATCCATGGAAACCAGAATTGGCTGGCGAAAGGCAGAGACCGAAGATGAGCCAGTTGTCGTTCAGCAACGCCAGCCTCAACAAAGGACTTCCATTGTGAGTGCTCCGGTCAGCCGCGAGGCTCCATCGACTCCATCAAACGACAGGAATAGCGGTCAGGTCAAACTGACCGTAGCCCAACGCGAGGCCGCAAAGATCGCTGGTGTCAGCGAGAAGGTCTATGCCGAGCAATTGCAGAAGATCAATAAAGCCAAGGCAAATGGCTCTTACGAGCTTAAAGGAGGCTGACCATGAATGATACTCCAGTCGTAAAGCGCCCTCGTGGTCGTCCACGTAAGAACCCAATTCCAGGCGTGGAGCGTGAGCCGGTGCGCGAAGCCGTAAGCTCGAAGAAATTCAAGATGCGCGCTGCTCCTAACTGGGAGACGGTGGACCCTAATGCACAGGATTCTCCTGATCGCCTTAGAATCAATCCGGATCTGATCCCGGCGGGCATGTCGGCCCAGTGGGTGACGGATTCCGTCATTGGTCAAGGCGTCCCGCAGCACCGCTCCGAATTCGAGCGCAGGGGCTGGACCCCGGTTCACCAGGATGACTTTGACGGCCAATTCAACGGCATGTTCATGCCGAAGGATGCGGAAGGCGAGATCAATGTCGAGGGTCTCGTCCTGATGATGCGTCCCAAGGAGATGACTCTGAAGGCCGAGCGCGAGAATAAGCGCAAGGCTTATGAGCAGGTGGCAATCAAGGAAGCTGCATTGACCGGCGGTGATTTGCCCGGAGTCAGCCTCGATACCAGCCACCCAAGCGCGAGAAATGCAAATCGCATTCGCAAGTCACGCGAGGCATTAGAAATTCCGGAGTGAGCTTGACGGACGGTAGTATTATACTGTAAGGAACAAATATCCGCCTGTATAGGCGGAGGGGGCGCTCCCCAAAGACTACACCTCACGCGCTGTGTGGCTATTCCGTAGCCGGTCGATTGACCGCTTCAAAGGAAGCTACACATGGCGAATACCAACAACCCATTCGGCTTCAAGCAGTATGGAATGCGCGAAGGTTCCGCGCCCACTGCTGGCTTCGACCGTAAATTCATCTCATCTGGCTACACGAATCCGGTCTTCACCGGAGACGCTGTGGTTCGCAGCACCACGGCTCCGTACCTTGTATCGGGCGGAAGCTCGCAGGGCACAGGTGGCGTGACTCTTGGTGCTTCCATTGCAATCAATGAAGGCATCTTCCTCGGCTGCAAGTATTACAACACCAACGTCTCTCGTACCGTCTGGTCCAGCTATTGGCCCGGCTCCGGCGCGACTGGTGACGTTGAGGCTTACGTCTGCACCAATCCTGAAGAGCTTTACATCGTCCAGGGCTCTACCGGCGGTGTTCTCGGCTCGTCCGTTATTGGATTTAACATCCCGCAGACCACCACAGGTTCTACCCAGGGCAGCCAGCTTACTGGGCAGAGCGTGATGACGGTCGTTTCCAGCCTCGTTACCGGCCTGTCTTCTGGCGGCCAATGGCAGATCGTGGACATCTACTCAAACGTCGCGCCTCCAGGCGTCAACGGCACTTCTACGACCTCTGAAGGCTATCAGATCGTGGTCGTTCAGCCGAACAGCGCCATCCGCAAGACCCTGTACGGCGCTCAGGCATTGCAGCCGTTCTCGACCTAATAGGGAAGCTTTACGACTTCTGGCGGTACTAACACGGCAGCGAGGGTTGCCATACCGCCAGAAGAATAGACTAGGGATAAGGATATACGGCGATGCCCGTCGCACTTGGACAAATTCGCGATCTTCTGCTCCCTGGCCTGTGGGGTATCTCAGGCAAGTACGCCATGATCGAGCGTCAGTGGCCTAAGGTCTTCAGGCAGACTGATTCCAACATGGCTCTGGAACGTCGCGCTGCAATGCGCTACCTGGGCTTCGCTCAGCTAAAGACGGAAGGCGCACCGACCGCGTTCGATAACAACGCCGGTCAGCGCTACGTCTACAACGCCGAGCATTTTGAGATCGGCCTTGGCTATGCGATCACCCGCAAGGCCATCGACGACAACCTCTACAAGTCAGAGTTTGGCCCGTCCAATGACGGCCTGATGGAATCCTTCAAGGAAACCGAAGAGATCTACGCCGCCAACGTCTTCAACGCTGGAACCACCTACGTTACGGCAGTCCAGGGTGACGGCGTGGCGCTGTTCAGCACCGCTCACCCGACCGATGCGGGCACCATCGGCAACCGTCCATCTCCGGACGTTGACCTGAACGAAACCTCTCTTCTGAATGCCTTGATCGCCATCCGCTCGACCTGGACCGACAACGCCGGTCTGAAGATCCATGCACGTGGCCGCAAGGTCATGGTGCCGCCGAATCTTGAGCCGATTGCGCTTCGTCTGTTCCGCTCGGAGCTTCGCCCCGGCACCGCCAACAACGATGTGAACGCCATCCTTGGCATGAACGATTCCTTGAAGGAAGGGTTCATGGTATGGGATTACCTCACCTCGTCTTACGCTTGGTTCATTGCGACCAACCACGATGGCCTGATCTTCTTCAATCGTAAGCCATTCGAGATGGATATGTCGGTTGAGTTCACGACCGACAACCTGTTGGTCAAGGGCTACCAGCGGTATGTGCCGACCTACTACGACTGGCGTTCAGTCTACGGTACGTTCCCGACTTCTTAATAAGGACTTAGGAGCCTAATAATGGGCATTACCGCAGTCTCCGGTCCATTCCTTGGGTTTGGCATCACCCAGACCTCATCGGGTCTGGTTGGTGAATACAATGAAGAGCGCGGCCCAAGCCTGTTTGACTTGGGTGACGCGATTATGGACCCGCGCCCGCAGTTCAACTACAAGCCAGGGAATCCTCCTGGAACCCAGATCAAGGGGTTCTTCACTCGCGCCCCTGTGGTTGACTGCCAGCCCTTCACCATGAATGCCAGTGCTATCGTCGGCTCGACCTCGAACGCCCCTGTGGCTGGTACTGCCCTGACTCTGGTTCCGCTATCGAGCTTTGGTGCAATCCAGACGACGATCACTGCGCCAGAGACTGGCTTGAGCGTCAGCGTCATCGCGCTGGACAGCACTGCCGCCTGCTATCTGTATGGGCAGTCCGGGACGATTGCGATCTGGAATCCTCAGGCAGTTCCTGGCCGCACCATCTCCGTCATCAACAGCAGCAACGCCAATACTGAGCTTTACTATGTAAATGGCCGCGATCAGTACGGCTTCAAGATGACGGAACTGATTGCCGCGTCTACCACTTCGACCGGCACCGGAATCGGTCTGAAAGCCTTCAAGTACATCACCTCGGTTATTCCGGCCACCAACACGACCATCAGCGCCACTGGCGTCAAGGTTGGATTCCGGGATACCTTCGGATTCCCGTTCAAGACCGATTATTTTGCGGCTACGACGCTTACGGTCTCATCTCTTCCGATGGTTCCGACGCTGATGGTGCTGAGCAGCGCCAATGCGGTTCCCGCCTCAACTGCGGCAACCCAGACTTCAACCACGCCTGATGTTCGTGGCACGTTTACTTCGACCATCGCCACAAACGGTTCGACCTTGACCGGCGTAGGGGCATCTTCTCTTGGATCGCAATCTTCTGCGGTTCGCGTCACCCTTACGCAGGCGATTAGCCCTTATATGGTAAACACCGTTACGGCCTCGGATCAGACCTATATCTTCGGCCCAACGCAGTACAGCAACTTCTAAGGAGAATAACGATGGCCCATCGCCATAAGGTTCAGAAGTTCAATGTCGGCGGGGCTGCTGTCGCCTACGGCAACCAGGATGTGATCTCCGCTGCCAAGAAGGGCGGAACCAACCCAGGGATCAAACCCATCCAGAAGAAGGATGGCGGCAAGGTCGAGGGTAGGGCCTCTGGAGGCCGCCTTGATAAGCGGGCTCGCGGCGGCAAGATCGGCAAGTTCGCTCGTGGCGGCTCGCCCTTCTCAAGCGCATCCAAGGTAAAGGGGTAGACGGTCCTGCTGAATACGCATCCGGCGGTGGGACCGGACACTGGATGCAACATGCCGTGAAGCACAAAGGCGCGCTTCGTCAGGCGGCTTCCAGGGCGGGAATGTCTACTTCTGAATTTGCTCACGCTCACAAGAATGATTCTGGCCCGATAGGTAGAAGAGCAAGATTAGCCTTAACATTCGCTAAATTCCGACCAGGATGATACACTGCCGCCATGGAAATCATCCTACGCAAGATGGACCTATTCACTTGTCAGGCGGTGGCATAAATGCCCTCGAACCCATACAGGATTCAGATTACCGCGTCGTCATCGACAGGCGGCTACGGGTTCTACGCGGCTGATTACGCCGTTAGACCATTCAATATTGGTATTGGTTGCGTTGTTTCGACTGCGATGACCGCCAGCACGGGGACCTATAGTATCCAGCATACGTTCGATTATACTGGGTCCAGTGCGTTTATCTCGTCAAATGCTACTTGGTTTGAGAATTCTGGCATATCGTCCAAGGTAGCAAACCAGGATGGTAACTACGCCTATAGCGTCACAGCGATTCGGCTAAACGTAACATCTACGTCCACGCAAGGCGCGACCGGCAGCACGTCGCAGCCTTACTTGGTAAGCGCAACAATCATACAGGCTGGCTAATGGGCGTTTCCACAGGCGGTGGACCTGATCTGGATCTAGCGGCGGTTGTCGCTGGCGGGGATGCTTTCGTGCAGCGTATCGCCGAAATGAAGTCCGCCAAGGACTCCATGGATGCCTCCCTGGCCCAACTGAACCTCGGCAAGAGCGCGGTAGAGGCCAACAACAAGGCCCAGGCGATTCTGGAAGAGGCCAAGGCCAAGCGCGATGTGGATATGGCGGCCCTGGATATTGAGTTAAAGGCCGCCAGAGATAACCTCGCCAAAGTTGCCGAGCAGACCAAAGATCTGAAGCAGCAGGCAGCAGATGCCTATGCCCAGGCCCAGGACTTGAAGTCAGCCGCCGAAGCAGACCGCGCTCAGGCCAGGAAAGAACTGACTGGCGCAGGCAATCTTGCTGCGAAGCAGATTTCCGATGCCAGGGCCGAAGCAGCCAAGATCGTATCGGATGCCATGGATTCCTCGGCTAAGCTGAATGCCGAAGTTCTGGCCCTCAAGGGCCAATTGTCAGCCGCGACGGAATCAGCAAGGGCGGCAGAGGCCAAGTTCAAGGCCAAACTCCAGATCCTCAACAGCGCGACTTCCGCAGCATTGACGGAGTAACCGTCAATGGCAGTCGGAGCCGGTGGCGTTTCCGGTCTTTTCTGGGCACCTCCAGTTGTCTCAGGAAACCTAGCCTCCTGGCTATCTCCAGGGGTCCTGGTCGATAGTGGCATTGGGCCGACAGGGCCATTCCCACCTTCTGGTGCCGCAGGCGGCGACCTCGCCGGGACCTATCCGAACCCGTCTCTGGCTACGACGATCAATACGGCGGTGTCGTTCACCGGGCTTGGGGCGACGACGATTGCGGATGCAACGCAATCTACATCAACAACGACGGGTTCGCTGAAAACTGCTGGCGGCCTCGGTGTAGTTAAGAATGCCACAATCGGCGGCACTGGAACATTCACTGGTGCCCTAAGAACAAATGCCGAATTGCTGGTAAACAGTGTCAGCGGCGGTGGAAATATTGCCGCCACAGTGATGTCGGTCAACAACACGGCTGGCACGCTTCAAAATGTCGCATTCTTTGGTAAGAATACGACCATTGGCCCAGGTCTTTTTGTTCGCTCTAAAGATTCCCAAGTCGATATTTCTTCTAATTGGCTTTTGGCCGGGGCCAATATCGATCTAACGCTGAGTACAGTTGTATCTGGCGGAACTCTTACGGAGCAATTACGCGCACTCAGTTCCGGTGGCGTTCAGGTACAGGCCAATCCGATCTTAACCGGACCCGCCGCCGCCACTCTCCAACTCGGCGCAGCCGCAGCCGACACCACAGGCGTCTCGCAAACCGTCCAAGCCCAAGGCGTCACCACCGGAGGAACGAACAATCAGGCGGGCGGCTCGCTTACGATCCAGCCGGGCCAAGGCAAAGGCACCGCCACTTCGGTCATCAATTTCGGGGTCTATGCTGCTGGCGCGAGCGGCAACACGCTACAGACCGCGACCAATCGTTTCATATTGGCGGATGGTTCTGCGGCATCCGGCAAGCTGGCATCGCTAGTCGCAGGCACCCTTGGCGACCAAGCGCAGGCATTCTCGCTCACAGCGACACAGCCGACGACGCCGACCAACGAGCAGATCGCCACGCAGATTGTCGTCACAAGCGCCGGTAGCGCGAGTTTCGCAAACGATGCGTTCTATCTGCAATACGCCGCTGGCTACACCGGGTCTAGCCGCACCACATCGTTTTTGATCGACAACAACGTTGCCGGAACCGGGTCAACCGCGATACCCGCATCTGGATCAAACAGCGTCGTTGGCAATATGTCGTTCAGTGCCAACACGGCCTCTACGACTACGGGGTTGAATGTTGGTGGTGTAAACCGTGCCGAGGGCGGCAACATCAACGTCGGTGTAATTGGCGTTGCACAGAAGGTCAAGAACTCCGCCACCAATATCGGTGTTGTTGGTTCGGCCATCAATACTGGATCGTCGCCGGTCCAGATTGGCGGCTTCTTCTCGCTCAACCAAACAACGGTTCCGACTGTCAGTGCCGCAGGTATTTTTGATAACGGCGCGCAGACTGATCCTATCGCACTGTTCCGCTCAGCCAACACCACACTGGTTAGTATTTTAGACAGCGGGGGCATTGATCTTGGCTCTGGAAGCGATCCTGGCGTGGGGCTTATCTATACAAACAGCGCGAGTTTCCTGCTGCGGACCAAAACATCGCTGACAGGCGGCGGCACAGGCAACGTCCCTACTCTGACTGCGGGGCCGGTCACAGGCAATCCGACCAAGTGGCTACCCTACGACGACAACGGCACAACCAGATACATCCCAGCGTGGTAATCATATGACCGACTTCACCCTCTCCATCACCGACCCAGACGCGCTCGATGCGATTGACCACATCATCCAGGCCAACGGAACAGGCGAGAAGCCCGAGGACGTGATTAAGGGAATGGTCGAGCCGCAGCTTGTGGCGATGCGCGGCCAGCAAATCGAGAACGCCGCTGCGGATAAAGCCAAGCAGGACCCAGATATCCTAGCCTTTCAAGCTAGACAAGAAGCCAAAATAGCGGCAAAAATAGAACCAGCATTAAATCCAGTAGTAATAGTTCAGCCGTAAATGGAGGAATCGTGGATCTAACTAAGGATTATAGTCTCACGCTAACTGGGGCCGAGGTCAATTACATTGGCCAATTATTGGCTAGCCGCCCCTATTCTGAGGTATTCCAGGTCATCCCTAAGATCCAGGCTCAGGTTGAGGCCCAGAACATAGTTAAACCAGAGAATACACCAGCAGAATCATGAGCGTTATTTATTCACAATCAATGATTGATGCTCGATTGGACGGCCTTGTTACTGGCCTTGGGGCATTAGCCAATTTGTTACTTTTGGCCGGAGGAACTACTGTCTCTACCATTCAACTGGCAAGTCCAGTGGGTACAGTAAATGGCGGGGTTTTGACATTCAGCGGGACTTTGCTGGACCCCTCTGCGGCAGCAACTGGGATAGTAGAAACAGCAATAATCCAGGATTCCACGGGCGCTACAGCAATATCCGGATTAACGGTGGGGATACCGGGTGGCCCCCAGGACATAATCCTTAGTAATGGTCTGAATTCTACGCTAATTACGGCAGGGCAGACAGTAGAACTGCTTAGCGCAACAATTACTGGGTCCTGATTCATGCCAAAGCTTACCGACACAACCAACGATCAGCTTCACAAGCGCGGCCCTGGCCGTCCTCCGAAGGTCAAGACTCCGACCAATGGCGGCCTCCATATCGTCCCGGAGCATGAGCCGCTCGGTGAGGGCGGATTCCAACTGCCGCCCGTTGCATTTGTGCCACAGGTCAATTATTCGATAAGCCAACAAGAACAAACCAAGAACGATGCCGCACTCCCAAAGCAGCCACTGAAGATCGCGCTAATCGGGACGGCCCCATCGAGCCGGATGCTAGCTCCGTATCACGACCCGTCTTGGACCATTTGGGCCTGCTCCCCAGGAAACATGGGGGCATTACCCCGCGTAGACGCATGGTTCGAAATCCATGGCAGCCTGCTTTGGCCCGAGAACAAGCACTATGGCGAACCCTACATCAAATTCCTGAGTGAGCTTAAAATCCCTGTTTACATGCAGGATAAGCGCTATTGCACCAATGCGATTCCGCTGCCGAAGGATGAACTGGTCAAGGAATTCGGACCTTACTACTTCACCTCGTCCTTCTCCTGGATGATGGCCTACGCCATGCACCGAGGATGTACGGAGATGGCTCTCTACGGCATCGATATGGCGAGCCGGGACGAGTACATTTTACAGCGTCCTGGGGCCTATCACTTCTTTAATGAAGCCAGGAAACGTGGTATCAAGATCTCCGCTCCGTATGAGAGCGATATCATGCAGCCTCCTGGTCTGTATGGATATTCCGAAGTTACGCCGTTCGGGCGCAAGCTGATTGCCCGGAGGCAGGAGTTGAAGGATAGGCTGAACGGGATGCGCCAGCAGCGCGATGGTCTGACTCAGAACATCACGTATCTTGAAGGTGCGATGGAAGACCTTGATTATGTTGAACAAATTTGGTCTGGGGCTCAGAACAATCCGCACCCTGACATGGATTCCGGAAACTACGGAATAGACAAGCCGTAAGGAGGCTTTAATGGCTAACTTCGCTGTTACCAACGGTTCCACCCAGATTGGCGGAACTGCTGCTGGGTCAACCCAGGCTGCAATGACGACGACCTACAAGACCCTCATCACCATCGGCAATTCTACAGGGTCTCTGACCACAGTTCCGGGCCAGCTTCGGCGTGGCAAGATCTATGATATTCTTGTCGGCACCAACGGGACCCCCGCAGACAACTTCATGGAGTTCGAGATTGGCCGCATTACCATGGGGGCGAGCACTGTTCTGGGCGGCGGCATCTCCAGCCTGTCTAGCTGGATTGGACTTGACCCAGCAGACAACACCGGCTGCGTTGCCAGCGTAGGCATGAACAGCAGCATTGAAACTGCCTATACCTACCTGACCCAGCCTTGGTACGTTGGCATCAACCAGCGCGCTTCGTATCGCTGGGTATCGGCCCCTGGTGGCGAGATCGTCTATCCGGCAACTTCATCTGCGACCGGCAACAACGGTACCGGCCTTCGATGCCGCTCTGGTGGCTATACCGGCACAGCGACCGGCACCGTCCACTTCTCAGAGCAATAGAGATGCGCGAGGGGGGTTATGCCTTTATTTGCGACCCCGTAGAGGGGATTCGAGAGGCATCAACCTTCACCTGCGTCCACTGCAACACAGTTGTTCATGTCAAGCCGAAGACCAATCCAGACGAATTCGGCAGCATGTGCCGCCTGTGCATGAAAATGGTGTGCAGACATTGCGCGAATCTAGGCTGCACGCCATTCGAGAAGAAGCTTGAGATGATGGAGAAGCGCGATATAGCGCTGCGCTCCTATGGGGTCTGACAATGCTAAGGGTGCAGTCCCCCGCCGTTATCCTGCCTCATAGAGGCATTCTACTTCCGCAAAAACGCCTTGAATGGCTTGGGCCATCAACCGAACTGGGAATCCAACGGCGCTGGAAGCTCACTGGCCGTCTCCACGATGGTCTTATCCGCGATATCCGCTGGTTCGATGATCGGGAAGAGATTGATGCTTTCCTCTCCACACTAGAGCCGGGCCTTCTTTATACGGTCGGCAGCTTCAGCTTTCTAACTAGCCCGACTGGTAGCAATCAAACCTTCAACGTCCCCAATGACTGGAATAGTGCTGGTAACACCGCAGAAACCATAGGAGGCGGAGGCGGCGGTAATTCCGCTGCTGGGTTTGGCGGAGCGGGAGGCGGTGGAGCTTATTCAGCGGAGCCCAATGTTGTCCTAACCCCAGGCGGGACGGCGACATACCGCATTGGCGTTCTAGGTCCCCTATCCACAGCCGGTGGCGATTCCTGGTTTAACGGCACGACCCTTGCCGGGGCCTCGGTTGGATCGAAGGGTGGCTCTCCAGGCACCTCGACTGGAGGCGCTGGCGGCGTAGCCGCGAGTGGCGTCGGCACCACAAAAACCTCTGGCGGCGCTGGTGGTAGTACATCTGGGGCGGCGGGCGCAGGTGGAGGTGGCGGCGGCGGCGCGGGCGGCGCTCTGGGCGATGGCAAAACCAGCACTATTGGAACCAATGTTGGTGGTTCTGGTGGCGGCGCAGCCAACAATGGCAGCGATGGTGCGGCTGGTGCCAATGCCGGGGGCACTGGCGGTAATGGTCATGGCGGTACGGGCGGGGGCACTGCGGGTACATTCCCAGGCGGAGCGGGCGGGAACGGCACTGCAACAACGGGGGCTGGCGGCGGTGGTGGTGGTGGTAATACCAATGCAGGCGGTGGTGCTGGTGGCAACGGGGCCACGGGCAACGAGTGGGATAGCACGCATGGGTCTGGTGGTGGAGGTGGGGGCGGTGGTGGAGACAACGGCTCAGGCAACGGCGCGAATGGAGGCGCGGCTGGCTTGTATGGCGCAGGCGGCGCTGGCCGAGGGACAGGCACTGCAAACGGCAACTCTACTGTAGGCGCTCAAGGCATCGTCGTTCTAATCAACACGATATTTCAGGGATGGGACGCGGAAATCCCAGAAGTTCGCACACGGCTCTGGCCGCGCATGACGGCGGATTATTGAGATGCCGACCCGGATTCTTACTCAATACCAGCAAAAAGCTGAGCCACCTGCTCAATCTGTTCAGCCCGGACAATCCAACGCGGCCCCGTGGCTTTATCGATGGTCCGAACCAGTCCGCATAAAACCCGGCCTGAACGCGGCCCTTCAGCAATCTTATACGATGGACCCAAGCTGGATACCGAATCCAGCAAGGCAACTGGAGGGCTGGTATAATTGGTGGTCTGAGCCGGTTCGGCAAAAGCCAGGACTTGGGGCCGCCAATCAAGCTTTCTTCTTCTATGAAACTGAATTCCCGGAGGATATGGATGTTGATTGGTATCGTCCATTCTCGGAGCCGGTGCGCTTCAAACAAGGGCTCAGACCCGACCTCCAGCAATTCCTGGCCTATCATCCAAGGATACTGCCTACACCGAACGTGACCGGAGTAATGGCGGCCACGGAAACCAACACCGATGTATTCTTGGGCGCTATAAACGTATATAGTGGAGGAAGTTCAACGACCTCCGGCGGTCAGGCCAGCGTCTCTGTCGTCGAATCAGGCCCAGGTGGCGATGGGATCAGCATCGTAGAGAGCTAATGACTGTAGTTTACAACAGCGGTCCGATCAATCTGGAGACAGGAAATACTGCGAACTTTACCTTGCAGTTTCTTAGCTCGTCTGGAGCTTTGACGGTTCCATCGACCACGAATATGACAATTACCTACACGAATACGTCTAATGCTTCGGCATCTGAGACGATTACTTTGTCAGAAAGCAATAGTTTCTTCACGGGCACATGGTCATCGACTTCTGCTGCCTTGGGTCTGGCAACATGGCAAGTAACGATGACGGGAAGCACTGAGATTCAGGCGACCGGGCAGATCCGCGTGCTTCAACGCCAATCGACTCTGTAGGAGGCGGCTATTTTCAGCACAGCACAGACCTACTCAGGCAGCTACAATTTTGCTCCCAGCGGGGGCGAAATCATCATGAATGCCTATCAGAGGATAGCTATCCGCCCGACCGAGTTATTGACCACCCATGTCCAGACCGGGGTGATGGAACTAAACCTTCTGTTGGCTAAAATGTCCAACATGCAGCCGAACCTATGGTCAGTGGATTTGCAATCCCTGCCGGTCACACAGGGCACTGCGACTTATTCCCTTCCTGCCGAAACAGTGATGATCACCAATGCCTACCTCAGCACCGGGTCAGGCACCTCAAGGATCGACCGATTGATCTGGCCACTGAGCCAGACCGAATACGCCGCGATTGCCAACAAGGCATCGCAGGGCACTCCGACCACCTTCTGGTTCAACCGAACCATATCGCCGACGATCACGCTCTATCTGACCCCCGATGGCAATGGGCCGTATACGATCAATTATTACCGCGTCAGACAGATCCAGGATGCCACGCTTCCAAGCGGCGTTAACGTCGAAGTCCCGTATCTATGGCTGGATGCCTTGGTGGCCGGGCTGGCCCACAGGCTAGCGCGAATCTACCAGCCGCAGCTTGAGCAGATTCGGAAGATGGATGCAGACGAGGCTTGGACCATCGCAGCAAGTCAAAATGTGGAAAATGTCGCACTCAACATAACCCCAGGTTTGGGTGGATACTTCGTTCGATGAGACAGCATGGCCGCGCCAATATCAGTCAGATCTACCCAAGGGCGCTGGCCATCTGCGACCGTTGCGGGTTCATGTACAATCATGACGATCTGACTTGGCAGTACCAGTGGCGTGGCACCAAACTTCAGAATATTCGCTTTCTGGTTTGCGAGACTTGCCTCGACATTCCTCAGGAGCAATTGCGGACCATCATCATCCCGATGGACCCGGTTCCAATCATGAATGCGAGACCGGAGGATTACATCAACGCCGACAATCCAATGTCGGCACTTGGATATAGTGCTATCTCCAATACAGTCACCCCAATATCTCAGACTGTTGGCGGCAGAATCGGCAATCTTCTCGGTGGCGGAGGACTCAATGCCGCCTTCGACGGCAATCCATACAAGCCGTCATGGCAGAGCGCATCCAATACGCTGTCGAATTCCAGCTACAGCAACTATGTCGGTATCAACTGGAGCGGGGCGAATGCCGCAGATCTTGGCGGTAATTCCGATCTACTGCCTCCGGTTATCCGTCATTCCCTGACAAGCTTTACCATCACCGCTCCGAATGACAGATCGTTCCTGGGTACGACTCCGACTGATTACCTGATCCAATCGTCTCCGGTCGATACCTCGCTCTATGGAGCCTGGACCACGATATCGAGCGGGACCACGGCTGGAACGGCTGGAGAAACCATCACCGGCACCTGCACCGGGGGCAGCGAGCAATTCCATCGCGTAGCGATTCTCGGCGATGGATTGAATTACGTGTCTATCGCTCAGGTTCAATTCAATGTCGCCCAGACCGGCGAGATAGCGACTGGAGGATCGCCGTGAGCTTGAATTACGCCACTTATGTCGCACAGGTATCGAATCTTCTGGTTATCGGCTCCACGGATGCCAATTTCCAGACGATGCTTCCTGGCATGATCGACTATGCGGAGCAGAGAATCTACCGTGAGCTTGATCCTCTTTATTCCCAGGTAACGGATGCAACAGCGTCAGTCTCATCCGGCAATAGAGATTTTACCCCGCCTACAGGAATTGGCACTTTCATCACTATCGATAGCTTCAACATCATCACGCCGGTCGGCACGACTTCATCTAATGGAACGAGAGTCCCGCTGACTCCGGTTTCTCCTGAAGTCATGGATGCCTTCTGGCCCTCAGGTCAGACCGCCACAAGCGTTCCGTCGATGTATGCGATGCGATCACCAACGACCGTTCTTCTTGGCCCAGCCCCGGACGCCGCCTATGCAACGGAGGTGATTGGCATCCAGCGTCCAGCCGCCTTGAGCAGCGCCAACTCCAGCACCTTCCTGACGCAGTATTGCCCAGATCTACTGATCGCCGCCTCGATGGTCTTCGGCTTTGGCTACATGCGCGATTTCGGCGGGATGACCGACAATCCGCAGGCCGGAGCTTCGTGGGAGTCGCAATACAAGACTCTATTCCAGTCGGCTGGAATGGAGCAGGCTCGCGCCAAATGGGAGAGTGATGGGTGGACATCCCAAGCCCCGGCACCGGCTGGGAAGAGGAACTGATCCATGCCAATGGCGGCCATGCTGCTGCGGCCTACGGTCGATCTCGAAAAGACTCCTTCGCTCAACGAGGCTGGGATTTCCCAGTCTCAGTTGATCCGATTCAAGGGGGATCTTGTCGAGACCTATGGCGGCTGGACGCAGTATCTGGCGACCTTGATCCCATCGACCGTAAAAGACCTGCACGCTTGGCAGGATGTCGCCGGTAGCCAACATCTTGGGATTGCCGCAACGCAGAATCTGATGGTGGCAACAAGCGGGTTGGTAACTGATCTAACGCCACAGATCCTGACAACGAATCCATCCGTCAGTCTTTCCATCTCAAGCGGAAGCTACGCGGTTAGTGTCTTTGATCCAAATAGCGGTCCAACCGTCTACAATTCGGTATACTTCAATACGCCGGTATCTATAGGCAATCTATTCCTCAATGGCGCTTATCAGATCGCGTCGGTCCTTAGCACCGGCTCATACACGATCACATCCAGCGTAATTGCGGCCACAACCATCGTTACCAGCGGTGTGTTGCCGACATTCTCGGTTTCTTCCGGATCTCCGACCGTTACGGTATCTATTCCAAACAATGGATTTACCGCTACCCCAGGCATCCAGCAGCAATTCATTGCCCCTACAACGATAGGGAATCTAACGATTTCTGGGCCATACAACATCAATTCTGTCCTCGACTCGACAAACTTTACAATCGTTGCAAATACGCAGGCCAGCACTACCCTGGTTTCCACCATGAACGGTGGGTTAGCTCAATACGAATACTTCATCACAATTGGCCCTGCGGCTACTGGAACTGGTTTCGGTGCTGGTGGATTTGGATCTGGTGGGTTTGGTGGTGGAGGTGGTGGGTTTGCTGGAGCCACTGGGACACCGATTACCGCTACGGACTGGAGCCAGGATAACTGGGGTGAGATACTCCTGGCGTGCCCAACTGATGGGCCGATCTATACTTGGTCTCCGCAGAGCGGCTTCTCGACTGCCCAAGTCGTTGCAACTGCACCGTTCTTCAACGGCGGCATCTTTATCTCTCAGCCGCAGCAGATCCTGGTGGCGTGGCGCTCCACTCAGTCTTCAGGGGTACAAGATAATCTGAGGGTCCGCTGGTCCAATGCCCTCGATTATACGAACTGGACCATCTCCAATGCAACGACAGCGGGTTCCTTTCACATCCCGACCGGCTCCCTCATCATGGGAGGGCTCCAGGCCCCGAATTACGGAGTTATCTGGACCGATATAGATGCCTGGGTCATGCAGTATGTTGGCGGTACCGTTGTATTCAACTTCACCAGGGTTGGTAGCGGATGCGGCCTGATCGGTCAGCACGCGGCTGGTGTTATTTCAGGAAGTGTTTATTGGTGCGGCACCAATAACTTCTTCACAATGGGCCAGAGCGGGGTTCAGGTCATCCCGTGTAGCGTCTGGGATTATATCTTCCAGAATCTGAACACCGCTCAGGTTGCCAAGATCAGATGTGCCACCAATACGGCATTTAACGAGGTTAGCTGGTTCTTTCCTTCGTCGGGATCCACCGAGAACGATTCCTACGTCAAACTGAACATCAATACCGGCTCGTGGGATTATGGGAGAATGCCAAGGACCGCCTGGGTGGATGTGTCGATCCTGGGAAATCCAATCGGGGCCGATACTTCTGGTACTATCTTCCAGCATGAAATGGGAACCGTTCAGTCCGGAGTAAGCTCGACCTCATTCCAGACCGGCTGGTTCTCCATTACCGAGGGCAACGACTTGGCGGTTGTCGATTATGTTCTTCCTGACTTCATCTGGGGTCTGTTCGATGGGGCCAAGGATGCATCGGTCAATGTGACGTTCTATAGTGCGGATTACCCCGGAGATACCCCGCGCCAGTATGGCCCCTATACAGTGACAAGCGCCACGGAATACATCACCCCAAGACTTCGTGGCCGCCTTATGTCAATATCGATTCAAAGCAATAGCCAGTCGTTCTGGAGACTCGGTAGGGTCCGCTACAGATACGCACTGGCTGGGAGACGTTGATGGCTTGGGGCGGGGATATTCTTTCTGCTCTCCAGAACGGAGTTATTGCCGTTCAGGAACTGAACACGAGACTTCAGAATACCTTTCTACAACAAGGTACTGTAGTATCTTCGGCGATAACCACGGCGAACTCCACGATTACCTTTACTTCATCGCAGGCCGCTGGGTTTATCGCGGTCACGACCAGTTCCGGGGCGGCTGGCTACATCGCTTGGTACAGATAGGGCTGAATCATGGTCGCTTATACAACCGCCAAGGGACTCTATCAGGTCGCCAACAGCAGCTATGTCGGCACCTGGGATGTGCCCGAGAACTCCAACTGGGGCGTCGTCGATGCGGCCCTGGGTCAGATAACGACCATTCAGCTTAACAATACTCCCGTAACGCTGACGGCGGCGCAGGTCCAAAGCTGCCAACTTGTGTTTTCTTCTTCTGCCGCCCCAGGCGGGAATCTGGCTGGCAATGTAGCGATTACATTCGCAACGGTTAGCCCATCATCGTCAGTTTTGACTGGCCCCTATATCATTCAGAATCTTTGCGGAAATTCCAGCCTGTATGTTGTTACTCTGCAAACAACGGTGGCCGGTGGGCAGGCTATTGCCTGCAAGCCCGGCGAGGCGTTTGATGTCGTCAATGACGGCACCAATTTCAAGTTCAAAAACATGGGCCATATTGGCTCCTATTGGGATTATGCGGGATCATCGGTGCCAAATTGGGTCACGGCATGCACCGTACCCCCGTACCTGAACTGTGACGGCACCTCGTTTTCTTCGGCTACTTATCCAACACTTGCCGCAATTCTAGGAACAACCCTGCCAGATTCAAAGGGAAGAACTCGTTTTACCCTTAACCAAGGCTCAACCCGCATCACCTCTTCAGCCACTTATGGTATCGACGGGAATACCATCCTGGCTGGCGGCGGCAGCCAAACCCTTGCTCAAGCTCAATTGCCGAATGTCACACTCAGTTCGACTGGACTTTCCGTGCCGTCTCTTAGTGGGGCCGTGGCTGGGACAATATTCTCATTTCTTGCTCTTGGTGGACAAGCTGGCCCCATCGGAAATGCTGTTCTTAGCTCCGCTATTGCTGGTTCGGTCCCATTGGGCGGCTCCGGTTATAATCTCCTGCCTCCCGGCTACGTTTCCGGAATAACGATGATAAGAGCCGCATAGATGCGGATGATAGGTACAAAGCCATTGACTAGAGCCGAGATACAATCTCGGCGTGTGGTTCGTGGTATTCTTTGTACTCACTGCAATAGAATGTTGGCTGGGGCCGTAGATAATCCAGAGAACTTATCTCGTGGAGTAACTTATCTTCTAAGGTCTAGAAATGCCGTATAAGAGCGCCGCCCAAAGGGGGTACTTTCACGCCAATCGAGCCAAACTCGAAGCGCAGGGCGTCAATGTATCTGAGTGGGACCGATCCTCGAAGGGAAAGAAACTGCCCTATCACGCCAGCCGTGGCGGCTCGATCCAATCAGCGCTGAGAACGGCCCGTAAGTATGCCGATGGCGGCGAGGTTAATGAATGGGAAGATCTTCCAAAGTCACCAGAGGATCGCCCGCAGATCACGGTTACCCCTCCGCAAGCTCCGGGTGATTTGGTCTCTAAGTATACCAGCAAGGCGCGTGATTGGTTCAACCAGCCATCGCAGTCGAATCCCCTCCGTGGATACGAGCCTTCACCGCAGCCTGATTTTATTCCAGTCCCAGGAGCCGAGATTGGTGACGCTGTGCGTCATGCTGGCTCTGGTATTGTTCAGGGATATAAGGATCTTATTGATCCACTCGAAAAGAACGATGAGGGTGAATACAACTACATCGCCAATGAGAAGAAATATCCCAAGGATTATGTAGGTAAAGTTGCTCCAGTTTTCAAAGACCCTATTTCTTTTGGGGCTCCAATTATAGGTGAAACAATTGGGACCTTCGGTGGCGTGCCGGGCCAAGGAGCCCTGTGGGGAGGCTTGAAGGCGGCTGGCTACGGGATCAACCACGCGGCTATTGCCTTTGGTCTAAAGGCATCCCAGGCCGCTAAAAGCGTCCCTAAAGCTGCCAATATGGCGGCCAAAGTCGCCGCTGAGCAAGGCTTTCTCGATACCTCTAAATTCAAACAGGTTGGCCACCAACTTGGTTTTATGCCTGGAGGTGTCTACAAGGACCCGACAGGTGTTCCGTATTACCTGAAGTTCGGCACCGACCTTGAGCAAGTCAAGAACGAGAACCTTGCGTCCAAGCTATATCAATTGGCCGGAACCCCGGCGGCAGATACCAGTGTAACGCACATTGGCGGCAAACCAGGAATCGCCAGCAAGCTATTGCAAAACTCTCATCAGCTTTCCGAGACCAAGGTTCCGTACAGTCAGATCCCAGGATTACACGATAACTTCGTGGTGGATGCTTGGCTGGCCAATCATGACGCGGTTGGAACCGGGGGAGAGAACCCGCTCGGTAACATCATGATCCAGGACGGCAAGGCCGTCCGCATCGACGGTGGCGGGGCTCTGCGCTACAAGGGATCGGGAGAAATCAAGGGCCATTTCCATGATGAGGCCGACGAAATCTTCAGCATGCGGAACCCTGAGTTCAGCAAGCGCTCGGCTCAGGTCTTCGGAGATATTTCTCCTGAAGCTCTGAAAGAGGGCGCTCAGAAGGTTGCCGATGTCGATATCAGGAAGCTAACCGATCTTATCGCCCGCTATGGTCCCGGAGACGACGCCGAGAAGGCCGCGCTCGTAACCAAACTGGTGAAGCGCCGCCAGTACATCATGGATCATTTCGGAGTTCAGCCACAGAATGCAGCGAAGCCGGTTCCGGCACCGCATGAGTTGCCGCCAAACCCAACCAATATGCCTCGGGAGAAATATGAGCAGATTCCGTTTACGGAGGAAGACTACGAGAAATTCGGTAAGGAGATCCCGCCGCACCAGCCGGAAGATATCATCAATCACGGGAGACCGCCCCAGCCAACTCAAAAGGAGCTTCCTCCCAACCTAACGCGACCTGACGTTGATCATAACATCGATCAGCTTAAGGAAGCCTCGATCCTAAGCCCCAGTGAAATCGATAAGCTTCTCCAGCAGAAGAAGCTTGGAAAGACTGAGCTTGAGAACATTGCCAAGAAACTGGTCGCGGGGACCTTCAGTCATGATCACTGGAAGGGCGCGGTGTCGCTTTGGAAGATTGCTGAGAACGTGAATCCGCAAACCGCCGAGGCACTATTCCGTAATCTACCCCCATCGGTCCAGCCTAGTGTTGGCTACGCTATTAAGGCAATGGCGGATAAGATCGGTCATTCCCCGTGGGATACGGTTGAGAAGGGTAGCGGCTTTCTCTACGCCGGAAAATATCCGACCGAGTATGATTACTTCTCCACGCAGACCAACAAATTTCCAGTCCCAGAAGGTTTGAAGAAGGACAAGTCTTTTCTTGATAACGTCAAGAAAGGTCTTGAGGCAATCGCTCCTAATGAGCCCAAGCTACCGCAGCAGGTGGTGGATACACCGCAGCCGAAGAAGCCGTCGCTCATTATTCCTCCCAAGGAGCTTGTTCAGTCGCTGAGTCACTTCAAATACACCCCCGGCACTACGGCCACGAAGCTTGTGAATGCTTATGGCGAGGATGTGTCAAAGATCGCAAATTCGATGTATCGCCTTACGGGTACGAAGGGCACGGAATTTGTAGACGAGATCTACAAGAAGCTACCGTTCGAACTTCAGGTCGGAGTCAACGGAGACCTGTCGGAGCTTTATACCAAATTTGGTGACCCGGAGGCTAAGGCTTTCAAGGGTGCGATTCCGAGCCCAGAAGGCAAGAAGATTCTCAATGCTTTTGAGCAAATTCCGAACTGGCAGAGCTATATCCCAAAGCTAGGAAAGTTTGAAACTCCAAAGTTTCCTGATGAGGCGACAAAAAAGCTGGCAGAAAATACCGGCCACAACATCAATGTGCTGTTCTGGAAGGGCAATTACAAAGCAGAGAAGTATCCAGAACAGATCAAGGATTTTGCAACGAAGTCAAAGGAAAGAGCAAATTACCTAACTCATGAAAAGGCTATTGCAGCGTCCGGCAACTATGGTGGCAACAAAGCTCCCTACGTTGCTAGAGCGCCTAAGGCGCTTAGGGTCGATTACTCTGATCTGGTCCAGGACGCCACCTACAACAGCCATGACATGCACAATATTATTGAGGCAGCCCGCAAGGAAAAGGCTGATGTTCTGGTCATCGATAACATCAAGGATTATGGCTATTCGACTGGAGACGGCTTTAATCACACGCAGACCCAGTACGCCTTCATCAATCAGAATGTATTGAGAGCGCCAAAGGCCAAGTTCGATCCAAATATGCTACATTTAGCGAAGCCATTATTGGGTCTGGCTGGTGGAGGATTGTTCGTCTATGGCACCGTTGCTGGACAAGAGGACAAGATGAATCGCGGTGGAATCCCAGCCCTGATGCATCGGGCTAAGACACTAGCGCGCGGCGGTGCCGCCAATCATCCACGACACCCGGCAGGCATGATCAAATCATCGATCCCAGGCAGAACCGACAAGATTCCGATGAATTTGCCATCTGGATCATTCGTGATCCCGGCTGATATCCCCTCCGCCTTGGGGCAGGGCAACACAATGGCAGGGGAGAAAATCCTGGGAGCTATGTTTAAGTCTGGCCCCTATAGCCCAGGATCAACTCAATCGCTGACCGGAAAACTACCGAAAGCCAAGGGCTTTAGGACCGGAGTGGATAATTTGCTCGGGGCGCGGAAGCGGTTTGCTGATGGTGGAGAGGTTCCTGATGACGGTGGCGTTGATATAATCGCGGCTGGCGGAGAGAGCATTCTCTATCCCGACCAAGTAAGGGCGGTGGGCCACGGTGATCTGGACGCGGGGCACAAAGTTCTCAAACAGTTTGTCCTCCATGTGCGAAAACAGAACATTGAAACGCTCAAGAAATTAAAAGGTCCAAAGGACTGAATAATGGAAACTGTACGCGCCGCAACGATGAGAGATTATCAGGAATGCCTCCGGCTCTTCCTGCAAAGCCACAATGAGAACGGCCTCTTTATGCTGGCCCCAGACAAACTCCATTGGATGCTGTCTCGCTTTCTGATGCCGGAAGCGATTCCAGAGGATGATCCTGGACTCCGGGGTATTATCGGCGTCATTGGCAAGGAGGGGGCGTTGGAGGCCCTCTGTGGCCTATGTATCTCGGATTTGTGGTACACTCACGAAAAGCACTTGGCTGATTTCTTGGTTTTTGTTGACCCTGAGTATCGGACAACCAACCACGCCAAGACGCTGATCAACTGGATGAAGGCCCAGTCGGATATCATTGGTCTGCCTTTAATGTCCGGCGTTGTGGCTAACCACCGCACTGAAGCCAAGTGCAGGCTATTCCGCAGGATGTCACCGAAGGTGGGCGAATTGTTTCTCTATCAGCCAGGATTAACCGCAGGTTCAAGCCTGTCACAAACGGCTCATTAGGGGTGAGAAATGGGTTCGTTTTGTACGAGCGGTCCATCCAAGCAAGTCCAGGACACAACACAAAGTTATACGGCTGACCCGCGTGTTGCGGCGGCTGGCACACAAGCCCTGGATATGGCCCAAAACTGGGCGAGCCAGCCATTCTCAGCCCCCGCTGCCCCGGTTGCCGGGCTAAACCCATTCCAGAACCAAGCTTTCGGCCAGATTCAGGGCATGCAGGGAGGTTTGCAGCCATATTTCCAGAATGCCGGTGCCGACATGACCAGGGGCGAAGCCCCTGTGACACAGGCCGAGACCGCCTCCTACATGAATCCCTACGCCGACCAAGCTCTGGCGGCGATGAAGAAGTACGTCTTCGATCCACAGCGCGTATCCACCACGGGGAGCGCAGTTCAAAGCGCGGGTGGTGTTGGCGCTGACAGGCTCGCCCTGACAAGCCAGAATCTCGACAAGACCCAGGCCGATGCCGTGGGTACGGCCCAGGCTGGATTCTATGGCCAAGCGCTCAGCGCCGCTCAAGAAGCTAAGCAAAGGGCTCTACAGTCGGCTCAGGGCTGGGCGAATCTTGGTCTTGGCAACCAAAGCGGCCAGCTTCAGGGAACCCAGGCCTTGCTCGGCGCTGGTAATCAACAACAGGCCCAGACCCAGCGCGAACTGATGAGCCCTTATGAGCAGACTCTGGCTCGTATCGCTTATCCAGGGCAAATGGCAAGCTTCCTGTCAGGAATAACTGGCGATATGTCGAATGTGTTCAAGGGTACTACGCAGGGTCAGAGCACAACGACCAATCAAGCTGCTACGCCCAGCATGTTCAACCAAATAGCTGGCCTTGGTATGGCCGGGGCCGGTCTGATGATGGGCAATCCCATGATGGCTATGGGCGGCCTTGGGTCCATGGGCGGCGGCATGGGTATGAGCGGCGGCGCTGGCTCTGGCTACAATCCAAATACCAACATGCCGCTTTGGTCTTCTGACGGGCAGCGCCCGCTGTATGCCGCTGGAGGGTCAGTCAATCCCTGGGATATGGGCCAGGGCTTCGCTCCAGGCGGCGATGTAGAGGAAGTCTCCCCCGACGAATATAATCGCATAGACGACCAATTGGCGCGTCCTATCGAGGGTCCAGCGCCAAACCTAGGCATGTGGCCATTCAATCGCGGCATGGCCGATGCCTCTGGCAATGTGACTATGTATCCGGAAGCCCCAGCCGCACCTATGCCGCCTGCGACGGCCCCTCCTATTGCGCCGCAGCAAAATCCTTATGGCGTCCCACCAAACGCCGGGACACTTCCTATGCCGGGTGCCTATAGAACGCCGCTCCCACCAGCTATTCCAACTCCGGCCCCGCAGCCTACCGCTGTTGCACAAAGGCCACAGCCGCCAGACCGTATTGGTGGTTATGGCCCCCGCTCTGGTGGCATCAACTCGGACATGAAGATCAGCGACTTCGAAATGCCGCGTGAGAATCGTCCGTACCCGGACGCCACAGACCGTGATTGGGGTCAGAATCTTGCCCGCTCACCGTGGATGAGCCTGATCCATGCCGGGCTCAAGACCGCGCAAAGCACCAAGTCTGGTGCCGCTGGTCTAGCCGAGGGCCTAGAGGCAGGGGCTACGCATCTTGATGTTCAGCGTAAGGAATTGCGCTCCGAGCAACAGATCAATCAAAGGGCCGAAGAGCTTTACCGTCACGCTAGGTCTGAGTTGAATAAGTATACTCGCAAGACCCCGCATGAATTGGCCACGGAAGGACACCAAGCCCAAGCGCTCGCGCAGGGCCGCTTCCAGCCGATCAACTACCCTGATCCTGTAACCGGTCAGCTTAGGATGGGTAACTATGATGCCAAGCGCGGCATCCTGATCGACTCTGTAACTCGTCAACCTGTGACAGACGCAGTAAGGCTTCTTGGCCGAAATGCCGGGCTGCCGATGACAGAAGCCCAGATCGAGATGGCCGCCAAGAACCGCTTCGTCAACGAGCCTGGGAAATACGCCAGCATCGATGAGGCGAGGGAGGCCGTGAAGAAGCAGATTCAGGCCGCCCAGACCACGGGAGCATCTCAGCCTGGATCGACTGCCGAAAGCGCAATTCCGGACCCAGGCGACGGTAACAGGGTAAGCGGAACGTGGTATATCAATCCCGCGACAGGCAAGCCTGATCGCTGGAGATAGTGAATGGCCTGGGAGTCTCAGGAAACAGCAGAGCCACAGCCAGCCGCTCCGGTCCAGACCACAGGCTGGGAATCACAGTCGGCTGCGCCCAAAGCCCCAGAGCCACCCAAGCCAGAAGCCAGGGGCTGGGAATCCGACTTCACCCCAGGTCGGATGCCGGGGATTATCGAGGCGACCGGCCAGGGTGTTAAATCAGCTATTACGGGTCTGGGGCAGACCGCAACCTCGTTTAGCTCTGTGGCCCCCGAGCCGGTCAAGGAAACAAGCCCGGCAGCCGCTCCGTTCGAATGGAAGGACTTGGTTGAGCCTGTAGGGCGCGGGCTGCCCAAGGTTGCCTATCGTATGGGTAGTGCATCGCCTACGCTGGCGGCTGGTGTCGTTGGCGGCGCAGCCGGGGCCGGTCTTGGTACTTTGGCCGCCGGTCCAGCGGGCTCGGTTGCTGGCGGTATTGGCGGCGGCGTTATCGGATCTGCGGCTGGCGCTGCATTGCAGACCCTTGGTCCAAGTTTCGCCGATGAGCTTAAGAAGAGCCCAAACGATCCCAACGGGGCTTGGGACAGGGCCATAAAGCAGGCTGAAATCTCCGGAGCTTTCTCCGGTGCCTCGTGGGCCGCTTTCCCCGTCAGATTCTTTCAAGGCCCGGTCAAGCAACTGGCTTTCCAGGCTTTCGGCGTTCAGCCAGCGATTGGGGTCGCCGAGCAAGCCACTAAGAATGTCGTTGCTGATAAACCAATCACCGAAAATCTCGGCCATGCTTATGTCGAAGGCGCTGTGGGTACAGCGGTCCCGGCTTTTGGCCACGCAGTAGTATCCGGCGGATTAAGAGCAAAGCCACCCGTGGCTGAGCCACCACCAACCCCAGCCCAGATCTTTCTCAAGAACGAGGCCCAGAATAAACGCACTCAGGCCGATGCCGTCGAAGCTATGGGCACCCTCCCAGGCGTGACGCCAGCCGATAAGTGGGCCTTTACCAAACAGGCTGACGAGATCAGACAACAAGCAAATCATGATGATTTCCAGGCAAGTCTGCCAACTGACCCGATTAAGAACCGGAAGGGCCTAGCCAAGACCTGGGTGGAGAACTTCCAGCCTGAACTCGTCAGCGATAAGGCCCTCAAGACCGAGCCGTTGTTCGCCAAGTTCAAGTCTGGCGTGGCCCAGATGAAGGATGCCGTCATCGCGAGGGCGGAAGAGAACTACTACCGCTGGAATAAGGTGCCGTTCGGTGACACCCGGCGCTTCCTTGAAGCCTATGAGACTGGACAAGCCATACCCCCTGACCTCATGACCAGACATCCATGGATGCAGGAGCGGGCGGATAAGTATCGTGAGTGGCTGAAGCAGGCTTACGAGGACGAGAATCGTTCGGGCTCGAAGGCTGCATTCTTCGAGGATTACTTCCCTCACATCTGGAAGGATCCGGCGGCGGCCCGCAAGGTCTTCCAGAATGCGAATCTGCCGCAAGCTCTTGGGCCAAAGTGGTTCCAGAAGGCGCGCTATTACGACCTGATCGAACATGGCATCCAGAATGGATTGGAGCTTAAGTCCAGGAACCCGGAGGACCTCGTGGCCATGCGCCTTGTCTCTGGCGCTGACATGCGGGCTAAACAGGACCTTCTTGGTGAACTCCACGCTAATGGAGTGGCCGTGCCGACCAAGGATGCGCCGCCTCATATCCTGAACCCTGGGCGGGGCGACCCTCATCCATGGAAGGAAGTCACCGCACCAAACAGCACCAAATGGATGATCGCTCCTGACGTTCAGCCATTGTGGGAGCATGCCGTTGTAGCCAAGGGTCTATGGGCCAACGAGGCATTGCCTGGAACGCTCTTCCACAAATGGATGACCCTGAAGAACGCATGGGTGCCGATCAAGCTTGGCCTCAGCCTGTTCCACCCGGTCCACGTTGCTCACATCAGCGTCAGCAACAATATCTCCCGCGCCCTTGGCGAAACCTTTGGCAAAGGCCAGCAAAGCCTGGGCCGTAGGTTTGCGGCGTTGCCTGAGGCGGTCGCGCAATCGGTGATGGACACCGCTTTGGCTCTGCCGATTGGGACTCCATACAAGGGCAAGGAGCTTCGCCGGGCTTGGATGACGACACAGGACAAGCAAACTCCGCAGCAAAAGGCCGATGTGAAGCTGATGAACGAGGCTGGCATTAGTGCCCAACTTCCAGAACAGATGCGGATTGCCGCCAAGCGCGACTTCCACAACGCCATCAACGATGGGAAATACCTGAAGGCGATCTACCCAGGCGTTCGCCGTGGCATGGAAAAGGCCACGGGGTGGATCTTCGAGCAATGGATTCCGAATCTCAAGGTCGCCGCCGTCAAGCGTGAGGCCGAAACTTTGTTCAGACGGAACCCATCCCTGTTGAACGATCCAGCGCGGCGCATGACGGCGATGCGCGCTATCGGCAAACAGGTCGATAACCGCTTCGGCGAGATGTTCTACGGCAGCCTGTTCTGGAACAGGACCGTCAAGGACGCATCGATTGGTTCGTTCCTGTCACTCGGCTGGAATCTAGGCTTTGCCAGAGAGTTCATCGGCGGTGCGCTGGAGCCAGCGGCCCGGCGGATGATTGATGCCCCAACGCCAACCCGGCAACTGATCCGCGACACCACCAACAAGGGCACCAACGCCTTCATCTATGCCTTCACGGCAATGTCCATCAACGCCATCATCAACAAGTCCATGACGGGGGAGAATCCGGATGGCATGGACTATATTTTCCCGCGTATTGGCGGCCTTAACCCTGATGGCTCTCCGCGCCGCATTTCAAATCCATTTTATACGCGCGAAGTACCGATGGCTACAAAGAACATCGAGGAACGGCAGTCCGTAGTTGGCGGCCTATCCCAGATGCTCTATCACAAGCTGATGTTCGCTCCGTTTGTCGAGATGGGAACCAACCGTGATTACTTTGGTCGCCAGATTTACGACGAGAACGCGCCTGGATTCAAACAGGTCTATCAGTTCGGCAAGCATCTCCTGGGAGAGCAACTGAACCCAATGTCTATATCGGGCGCGAAGAAGGCTTTGGAGCTTTCCGGCAAGCCGCACACCACTCTCGATGTGTTCAAGCAGATTACAGACCCGGACGTTTACGCACCGATTATGGGATTTGGTCCTGCTCCGGCCTATGCGTCGAAGTCCGAAATACAGAACCGCATCTCGTTCCTGTATAACAAATACGTCGCGCCAAGCTCCAAGCCATACACCGAATCCGAGAATGCCAAGGAACGTATGGAGGCGCGCACCGCGTATCTCATGGCCCAGCAGAAGGGCGATAGAGAGAAGATCCAGGCTGCGGCCAAGAAGATGGCTGAGTTGGGCGTCAAGGGTCAGAACATCGTCAAGATGCGTCCAGGTGGGAACATGGAGTATATGTTCCAGAGACTGCCTGAGTCCCAGCAGATCGACCTGATGAAGAAGATGACCCAAACCGAGTTCAAGGAGTTCTATCCGAAGGCCAGCCGCAAATCGCGCGGCGACCCTGAAATCAGGCTATTGTCGCAATTCTACTATAGGTGATCAATGAGCGCGGGCATCGATGTTCTTTTCCGACAGAGGGTCCTGGCTTGTTCTGGCCTGAATCCAGGCCCCCTGGATGGCCGGTGGGGTCCTAAGACAGACGCGGCAGACAAAGCCTTCCATGCCGAATATCTGCGGCTACAGACGGTCGGCGGGACCTTTGATCCCCGCACCGAGAAAGCCATTGAGACCCTGCTATTGCAGGCCCAGGCCAAGGCCAGAGACTTTATGCGGGTGGCTGGTCCAACCTGTAAGCTTCTATCCGGAACCCGCACCTACGCCGAGCAGGATGCCTTATTCAACCAAAGGCCGGTGGTTACCAAGGCTCGTGGAGGCCAATCCAACCACAACTTCGGTATTGCCTGGGATGTCGGGATTTTCCTCAATGGCCATTACCTGACTGGGGCCACTCATTCGGAAGAGGCCGCTTACGATGCCTTGGCCCAGAAGATAAAGGCCAACATTCAAGGACTTGAATGGGGCGGGGATTGGCGGTCAATCGTCGATAAACCGCATTATCAGCTAGTGACCGGGAAGACGACTTCCCAGGTGCGCGTTGCCTTTGAATCTGGTAAGCCTTTTGTCTGAACCGTTTAGGAGGGGAAATGCCCACATTCAATATCCAGATGCTGACCAACATCCTGGCGTCAGCATTGACCGCAACGGTCGCCTCCTGGCTCTCCTACCTTGCCGCATGGTCTCACTTCTCCAGTGAGAGCAACACGGCCCTGGCTACCGTTATTGCCGCAGGAATGGCCATCATGGTAGGGCAAATCCTCACAATCGTCATCAACCGGTGGAGCGTTATTGCCAACAATATGGCACAAGATGGCACCAAGGTTGTGACCACGACCCAGGCCCAGGCCGACTTAGTTCCAAACAATCCCAACGTGATGGGTCCTCAAGACGCAAAGGTGATCAAGCAATGAAGAAGATTCTAGCGGTTCTCGCTGTCTCGTTTGCTCTTTCCGGCTGCGCCCAGCTTGGGCAGATTGTTTCAACAGCAACCACTACGATTACGAATCCGGTCAATGCGGTCGATATCTACCGGGTCAAGAACGTCTATGCAGCAACCCTCCAAGCTGCCGAGGATTGGCGGATATTCTGCTGGGCCAAGCCTTATGCAGCTATCATGGCTGATCCAATAGCCAAACCCATCTGTCAGCATCGCCGACCTTGGCTCCGCGCCATCCAGGCTGCCCAGGTCAAGGCAAGCTCGGCGGTCACGAGCGCCACGGCCTTCGTCCGAAACTACCCGACCCTGGATGCCTCTACCGCGATTGCAGCCGCATGGGCCGCAGTTAATGATTTCAAGAACGCCGTACCGGCCAAGTAAGGAAACAGACAATGGCAACCATCTCAGACATTCTCGAAGCCATCGACAAGGCCATGGGCGTGGTCAAGACCATCGCTGATACGCCTGGGGTTAACCTGATTCCATACGTCAGCACCCTGTCCGGTGTGATCGGAACAGTCCACGCGGCCTATACAGCGGGTAAAAACATCGAGCCCTATATCCAGGCCATCAGCGATACATTCACGAAGCCAGGAATGCCTACCGAGGCTGATATGGCTGCCCTGGATGCCAAGATCGCTGATCTTGAAGCCCAGATTCAAGCTCCGCTTCCGCCCAAGGAAGACGGCGAAGAAGACTAAGGGCTTCAATGGGTCACGGTAGCGCCGGAAATGCAAAAATCCAAGGATGATGGAGAAGCAGACCCGTGGACCCAGTACGAATTGAACCTCCTGCACGAAATGGTGCGGGAGTACGACAGGGCCAAGTGGTTCAAGGGTCAGCTATGGTGGTGGGGCGGCTGGGTTCTCGGACTCCCAGCACTTGCCCTTACAATCTGGGAACCACTTGTCCGCTTATGGAAATCGTTGAAGGGCGGCTGATGTATCGCAATGAGATCCTCAAATGGTCCAGGATATCCGCAGTTGTCCTCGGAATCGCGGTATCGATCAGCAGCCTAGTTATCGTTTACCATTAGGCGGATGATCCCACCCCTACTGTTGATCCGCTTCGGCTTGATGACCTTGTTGATGTAGTGGATGGTCGTTCTGAGGATCGTCTCCGATCCACAGGCCGCAAAGAACTTCTCGATCATTTCCTCTTTCTTGACCCCCTTCGGCCCAGCCTTAGCGATATAGTCGTAGACCGCCCGCCGCTTGAACGACATAGGCAGATGCTCTGGCTCTGGATGGGCCATCTGGGTTCCGCAGTACGGGCATCTGAACATTAGAGTCTAAGCTCGGCTCGGGCGTTGGCTTCGCGCCCCTGATTCTCATGGAATCGCATCTTCTCGACTTCCATCTTGACCTTGGCAAGATTGGCTACCCTCCGGGCCTCGACGATTTTCTCCACATGCTCCATCCATCCCGGAGATGCCTTAATGGTCTGCTCCGCCCTATTAACAGGGATGTCTCCGAGTTGAGCTTGCCGCTGAGCCATTACGAGGCTCTTAGTTTCCTCCAGAATCTGGGCAGCGTTCTCTCGGTCTACCCATTCTTCTGCTGCAAGTCTGAAGTTTTCTGAGAAGTGGAATTCGTTGCTCATTTATCCCAACCAGATAGCTAGAGCGCATGATCCGAATAGAAGCGGGGCCACGATAACAGATGGCCAGTAGAGCCCGATGAACTCTTTCATCAGAAGCCATTTCCGGAAACGGTGTAGCCAAAGATACAGATGGCTAGTACGGCCCCAGCAATCCATACAGCACACCAGCCGGTGGCTTTAACCAGAGTTACGGCTCTATCACTAACCGTAACGTCACTTACTCCGAGCTTCATCTTCATCGTTTTTTACCTTTGCTAGGTTAATGATTGATGCTTGAGATTTATCAAGCATCATGGCGGCGACATACGAAGTATCCGCCGAACCCCTGAACCGTTCTGGGTGAGGCCGGAATGAGTCCCAAAGCTTATCAAGGATTCGGCGGATCATTGTTTGTCCTTAGTTGGATGTTGGACGGGCGCGTGGCAACGGGATGCTAGAGCCGCCCGGCTGCATGGTGATGTCCAAGGCCAAATCCTTGGCGGTCTTTGCCGTCAGGAGGTTGATCAGATCACCCGCATTGGTGTTCTGAGAGCCACCACCGCCCATGACCACGGAAGGCACAAACGCCGTCCCGCGCAATGCCTCGAAGATCTTAGGCATGACGTTGGTATAGGCAGCAAGCTTGGCTTCCAGAGCGCCGTCAGCCTCGATGACGAGCTTCTTACGTGCCGATTCGCCCTCACCCAGCAGGATTTGCTGGAGCTTGGTCTGCTCGGCAGCCTTACGGTCCAGATCAGCAACGGCAAGGCGTTGTGCGCCCTGGGTCTCAGCCACCTCCTTGTCACGGGAGGCGTTGGTCACCTGGACCTGCTTCTCGCGGTCGGCTTGAATGAGCGCAACCTGACGCTCTTGGTCGGCTCTCGTGGTCTCGGTGGCCTTGATGGTCTCCTGCTTCCACTTGGCCTCCGTGGCGTTGGCTCGACCGTTGGCCTCCGCCGTCAGAGCGCGCTGCTCTGCCAACACCTTGTCGGCGACGGACGTTTGCACGTTCATCGTGATGGCCTGCTGTTGCTTGATCTGCTGCTCAATCGCAGGGTCATAAGCAATCCGGTTTACGATGAACTGATAGCAACGTAGACCGAAGGCGCTGATGGTGGACTTTTCCTGACGCTCAGGATTCCCATCCTTGCCGATGACGATTTCAGCCGCGATGACTTCCTTACTTTCGTTGGTCACCGGGTCCTTGATCCACTCTCGCTTCTGACGAGTGCGGTAGGGTCCGTTCTGGACTTGATCCGTAACGTAGTGGATCAGGTCATTCTTCTTCTCGGCGTAGGATTCCCGAGACGACATGAGGGTGCCGACAAGATAGATCGCACCTTCGGTCGAGGTCTTGACCAGACCAGACTCGACAAGCTCCTGAGTCGGGAATTTCCGATGCATGGAGGTCAGGGTATCGATATCGCCTGGAAGCTCGCATTGAATCGATCCGAAGATCGTCCCATGTCCGCCGTCATTGAACTGGACGTTGTAACCCTTCTCACGGAAGTCATACATCATCCGAATGTCGTAGGCCGTGACATTGCCGAAGCCCTGCCAAGCAACGCCGGGCTTGATCTGCCAGTTCAGGTCACCGGCAACCGGGCTTTGAATGACAACGTACTTGTTGGCTGGGACGTTTTCCCAGATCATTCCTGCGGCTAGGAGAGTGCAGACCGCGCTGGCAGCAACAAAGATTCCGATGCCAGCTTTAATTGGAGAGATACTCATCGTTTCAATTTCTCCGTTTGGGTTTGTTGGTGGCCTGTGCCGGTTTTTCTTCAACTGGTCTGATTGTCGCGGCTTCCGCGAGCGTTTCGCTGATATGACGCTCTTCGTAAGCTTCCGAGAGGGCTTTTTCCGCGTCACGGGGAGCCCTACGGAATAGGGGAAACCATGGCATCCGATAGATCATCGGTACAATGATCTGGAATACGAGCATCCAGAGCATCATAAACCATAGAACAATCTCAAGCAGTAACGTCCACTTCATTAAGTCCTCCGCTAGAAGGGAATCGAGTCATCCATATCGTTTCTTGATTGGCTCTTACCGAGCGTAGCTCTCCATGCTGATCTCGCCTTATCGACCATAGTGATCAATTCCGTCAGAGTAATCTCGAACGGATTGATGTTGGTGTTGGACATGGAATTGTTGACGATTCCGCAGACGAAGATCATCTCGTCCTTGGCATTCGGAGGAATGATTGCGTTCTGTACTGCCTGCCTTGGAGCAGCGGCGGGACGCTCTGGTGGATTTGGGGTATATTGCTGGCCACCAACATTAGACGGATTCGCAGTCTTGATGGTGTTGAAGCGATGGCCGTTGAACTCACCTTCTTCATAGGTGATATCGTAGGTAACCCCCTCACGGTAGGTGGCGAGTTTGTCACCCCATACGTTCCAGAGGCCACCCGCCGTGTCCTGAATCTTGCCTTGTTTCTTACCAATTGCAGGAGACTGCTTGGCGGCAACAGTGATAATTGCGGTTGGCATCTTAATCTTTCCTTGGATCGGTGGTGGCTGGGGGCTGCTTGTTCAACTCGAAATATTTACACGATGGAGTTTCAAACGGAACCTTAGCGCCATTCGATTTCATCATCGATAGATATTTGTTGCATATCCCCAACTTCAAGGTGCCGCCGGTAATTCCTCCGCGCTTGGATTTGTAACCGGAGAATTGATAGTGGACACACTCACGGCATGTGGTTCCAGCGGGGCCAGTTCCAGCCCAATGCGCCATCCCAGGCGGCGTCTTGGCCACCATCGCATCATGGCCCGGATTTACGGAAGTCAAATGTGGTTTTAAGTGATCTGGAGTTTTCATATCTCTTCCGTGAAAGTGGATTCCACGCCGTTAGGGAGCTTGCCATGCAGTTTACGGTAGGCTCTAGCACCTTTGATGATTGCCTCATCGATATCCTTGGTATGGCCAAGGTCCTCGATGGCTGTCACAACGTCCGTAACGGTTAGCGTTTCTTTCTTCTTGAGCCCAATCGCCCGCGAGAACCCGCCGCCGATCCTGACACGAGTTTCTCTCTCCGCGAGTAACGCCGCTCTCTGTGCTTTTTCAAAGTCTCGGAAGGCATTGTCGGCCTCAACCACATGAGCCGCGATGTCAACTCCAAGCTCTCCACTGCTATTTGATCCAAGAGCTTCTTGTTCAAGCCGCTCGGCCTCTCTAGCTTTTCGTTCAGCGTCTTCAGCGATTCGAGCAGCTTCTCTAGCTGCTTCTTCTCTCTTTCGCTTTTCCTCTTTAAGGAATTCAGATACTCTTTCCCCCAGAGCATCGAGAGTTCTCGTGAGCGTCTCCTTTGCAGGGCGGTAGTAGTCATTGATTTCTTTGACCCTTTCATTAAGCGGTCTAACCTTGGAGTCGCGCTCGTCGTCAAGATCCTTGAGGGCCAACTTACCTCTATCGACATAGACCTTTGCCTCCTTGGCGGTATCTTCGGTTATGACGACATTCTCGGAGAGCCATGCGGAAATGTCCCGCATGGTCTCTCCGGCAGTATCCACCATTGACGGCGGCGCGTTATGGCCGATTCCAGCCATTATTTCTTGATTCCGACGCGGAGCTTGTTCTTGTCGCCACGAACCTGAGAGTTATAGCGGGCCACCAAGATGTCACGGATGATCGTGGGTCCCACACCACCAGCCATTTCCTTTGCGGTCTTGGCAGCGCCCAGCAACCGGGCCGGGGTGTACTTGCTGGAGATAGCGGTAGCGAGGCGCTCAAAGTCGAGGTGACGGAACTCCGACAGCAGCATACCGATTCCTCTGACGATCAGGGCTCCACAGGCGGAGTTTTCCTCACCCCACATCTTGCGGATCAACCGCAGCGTGGCCTCAAGGACAATCGGACCATAGCTCTGGTAAACTACTTCCAACGCTCCAACGCACTGGATGGAATTTGCATTCCGGTGGCCAACAAAGTAACCGCACTTGATGACGATCTTGTTGACCTCGACCTGAAGCTCCTTGCCAGCAGTCACACGAACCTTGAACAGTTCGATGGGCTGTAACGCCCGGCGTCCGGAGTTGACGCTATCGAAGATTTGGGCCGCGCGGGAAGGATCAACCGCATCGAAGACCTGACACGGGACCTTTTCATCGTGACCCCATTTCTCGGTCACGGCCACAACACGGTGCTGGCCATCGATAACGTGATAGATGCCTTTGCCGTTCGGCTTGGTCACCGAGATGGTGCCAAACATATCCGGGTCAAAGTTGTCAGCAAGGCGCTGAGCATGCAGCTTGTTCAGAGGACGTTGAGCCTCGGTCCAGACGATGGAGAGGTTCTTGACGGGAATCCATTCCGTCTCGTGGAATCCGCGATCTTGATCGTGCTTAGTCATTCTTCGATCTCCTGATTGCTTCTGCTACTTTTCTGATGATAGTCCCAGCTTCGCTCAGTTCATTGATTGCCTTATCGGCATCTTCGATGGACATATACGGCCTGTCCATATCAGACAGGCGTTGAGCGCTGACTCCCAGAAGGAAAACCGAGTTGAGGTAGGCTTCAACTCTCTTCTGAGAGACCTTGCCACTGAAGACCTTATTCCTTCCGCTGCCCCAGATTTTCTCGATCAGGGGCTTGGCCTTGAGGTAATACTCGCGGACGTTTCTTGTTTTATTGATCTTATCGATCAACGATTGGACCAATTCCGAATCTGCATTCGATAGATCGGGGTGCCGCGAGAGCAGAATGATCGCCCTGACGTTACGGTATGTCAAATCTCCAATGCCGAGATTCTTGGCGACTGCCGGTATATCGTTACCGAAATCAACCTCTCTCTGCATCCCGGCGCTGACGTAGGCAGCCAGAGTAACATTATCGGGAATCTTGACACGGTTACCTTCATTGTAGCCAACCGGCCCCTTGGTCTTTATGCCGCGCCAATCCCACACCTTGTACTTAGAAGCCTTCCTCAACTCACCATTCTTGAGCTTTTCGAGAAGCACTTCATCTGGAAGAAACCGCATCTCATAAAGAAGAGCCCATGAGTTTGGGAGCTTGTCAGTATGAACGGGATTGGAAAGGATCGGGTGGGTGGCAATCCTGATGATCTTGTTGATTGAACTGGCGGCGATGCCAAAATCAGCATTGACCTTCTTGGTTAGGGCGTCTCGATCCAACTCCTTGCTCATTTGCTGAAGATTTCTACCCATCTCGATGATGCTGCGAGCGCTCTCATTCCACTTTGGCTTTATGGCTTCTGGTGTCATGATTATTTCACTTTTTCTTTCTCGTGATACGCCTCAAGCGCCATGTGAATCTCGTTCAGTGCTAGTTCCAGTTCTGTCGTGGCATCCTGGAGCTTCCCTATTGCTTCTGTAGGGAACGCCGGAGCGACAGGAAGCAGTCTCACCCACTCGGTAATCTGTCTTGCATCATTCTCGATATGCTTGGCTCTTATTCCAATCGTAGCCAGGAATGGCGCTACACGGCGGTCCCATTCCTCAAGTGTCATGTGTTTCATTTCTTTGCTTTTGTTTTCTCAAATCCAAGCAGACAAAGCTGCCGTACATGCTCTTGGAAGCCGATGCCTTCCTTGAAGGCCTTGTCAGCTATGCGGTCAAACAGTTCCTTGGGGAAGGAACACGCAATCTTGACGCGGCCTCCTTCAGTCATACCGATGGCGCGGCCCTTGGCTTTAGTCGTAATGTTCCGGTGATAGATCCTGGTCATGTGTTCCCTCTCTTCTTCTCTCTTCTCGAAGAGAAGAAGAGAGAAGAAGAGACCTATCTCGGTTCGTAGGAAAAACTCTTCGCCTTTCGGCACCTCTTCAGCAGGTTCTCTCGTTCGCTCCACCCAGATTCCGGCAGATGTTCAAGAGCATCAATTACCTCGTCTAAGGCACATCCAAGTTCGCCAATCCACTCCCACATGAAGTCCTTTGGCGGATTGTTTCTTTTAATGTCCTTATGTTTCTCGCTTCCGATTTCGATCATTCCCTTGTCACAAAATCCGCATTCGTAGGTGGGGCCGGAGCCATCATCGAGAACTGGCTCGACCCAAGAGTAGTTGCCTTTGCAGTACGGGCACGGGAAATGGTTGGACACGCTCCTTCTCCGTTGGTTGATTGTTCATATAGCCCAATATGGGTTGCAGTCAAGGACAAAATAGGCTACCTCTAACTCATGACGCTAGAACGATATTTATTGAAATACGGAATCAGCACCGCTAGGTTTGCGAGAGCCAACGGCTTCTCGTTCCACAGTTGCGTCAAGTGGCGGCAGCGGATCAGAATCCCAAGGTCAAAATCCCTCATCAAGATCGAGAAATTAACCAAAGGCGAGGTATCTGCCAGTGATTGGTACAGTACAAAGTAACCGCAAGACTGTCTGGAATCCGGAGAACATCGAACTGCTAAAGCGCCTCTGGAGCGAGGGGCTGTCGGCCACTCAGATTGCCATGCAGATTCCACGGGCTACCAGGAATGGGGTAATCGGCAAGAAACACCGCTTGGGCCTGGAGAACCGTAAGCAGGCTCCATCGCAGAATCCCATTCGTATCAAGGCCAAGAAGGAGAGGTCCATGCCGGAATTCAAGCCAGCGCCCCTTCCTCCACCTCCAGAGCCGCCGAAGGGCGACCTGATCCCATTCATGAAGGCAGGTGCGACAACTTGTCGCAGCGTCGAGGGTTACGGCGAGGATTCCAAAGGGCGGAAGCTTGCCATGTTCTGTCCGAATCCCAAGGATTTCGAGGCTTCGTTCTGTGCCTATCACCAGAACATCTATTACCGGAAGGATGCCCGGTGAGCGCCCAGGATCTGATCGACGAAGCCAAGCGTATACGCCAAAGGCTCCGTTATCCACCGAACGCGGTCCATGACCCTGGAATCGACCTGACGCGGAAATCCACAGCCCATAAGGGTTCTGAGCCTGTTCCGGACCCTCCGGTGAGGAAGGTCCTGGCCGATCCTGTGCCGGAACCAAGTTATCCACCATTGGATGTGAAGTTCCCGATCACCTTCGACGATATCCTGGATGCCGTGTCCATCCACTACGGGGTATCCGTAGGAGCCCTCAAGGGAGCCAGCAGACGGGCGCACACGTGTTTTGCCCGCTTCGTGGTGGTCTACCTATCCCTGCGGCTTTTAGCGCGCCGTAGCCTATCCTCCATCGCCAGGGATCTGGACAAGGACCACACCTCGATCCTGCATGCCCGGAACCGGATCAATGCTATCATCGCGGGGAATCCAGCCGTAGCGTCGGAAGTCCTGATGATAGAGGCTTACATTGCAGCTAACCATCGATCTGCCGTTTCCACCATCGGTCAATGCAGTATGGCGCTCCAATCGAGGCCGGGTCCATCGGGACAAGAAATACTCAGCCTGGGAGGCTGACGCCTGGGGCCACTGGCTTCAGCAGAAGCCCACCCAGAAGCTGAAATCGATTGAGGGCCACTACGCCCTCAAGATCATCCTGAATCCACCTGACAAGCGCCTCCGAGACTTGGGAAACTATGACAAGGCGCTCAGCGACTTCCTACAAACGGCAGGAATAGTCCATAACGACTGCTTATGCCTCGATCTACATATAGTATGGGGCTCGGCAGAAGACGCTCCTAATGGAGCCAGGATGATTGTAAGTCCTTGTTGACGAACGAGTAAAACGGTTCTACAAAAGAAAACCCCCGCGAGACGGTGAATCTCCGGGGGCGTGATCGGTGGATTGGATAAGGCAGGGCTTACCGATGGGTCCTAAATACCCATTTATTTGCCCCAGCACAACCCCCTTCCTCCGCCCACTCCACAGAGCATCACCTTCACGAGGGGTGCCTGTTCCGGGCTCATGCGGGACAGGGAAACGGGATAAGGTAGGCGGACAGCCACAGGGCCGGTTTCATTCCACCGGAAGACAACGGGATTCCCGATAGTTTTGCTCAAGACTAAACGTGGGTAGGAAGCAAGAAGCCTCCAGGAACTTCCTGGGAAGCCCCTTCCTGATCTGTGGCGACGTGTTCTTGGACACGTCCCGCTTGTGGAAGTATGTCAAAAATCTAGAACTTCTTAGTGCTCACTAAGAATCAGGGAAGAGCTATGGACGAGACAGACTTTGATCGTTTTTGGGAATCCTATCCTCCGCGAAAGGGAGATAGAGGGAAGACCCCGGCCAAGGTCTTGTTTGAGAAGGCCGTGAAATCTGGTGTTGATGCTGAAACTATCATTGAGGCCGCGTCAAAGTATGCCGTTTCCGAGCAGGCAAATCTCAACACCCCCTTCATCATGCAGGCCCAGCGGTGGCTCAGGAACAAGCGGTGGAAGGACTTCACCTACACGTCCGACAAGCCAAGGACCGACGTTACCATCAAGGGTAAGCCAGCGGTCTTTATCCGCGAGGATTCCCCACAATGGAAGGCGTGGCAGAAGGTCAAGAAAACCCCATGCGTTAATTTCGGCTGGTGGTTCCCATCAGAATGGCCCCCAGGAGTAAGTTCATGAACAAGTCTGAGCTATGGGCCGATCCTGAGTGGCGTGGCAGTCATTGGGGAAATCGCCGTGGTCGGCCCTGGGGGCAGGAGGAAATCACCCAGGCCGTTACCATGCGATTGAGCGGCCACTCCAACGCCGAAATTGCGGCTGAGCTTGGCCGAACCCTCAGGTCCGTTGAGGGCAAGATTGGCTATGTAAAATCATGAAAATTGGCAAGGGTGGCAGGTTTCGAACCCGCTCCGCATGGATTTGGAGGCCAGCATGCTACCGTTACAACACACCCCTATTGGTACCGCCTTCAGGGATTGAACCTGATTTTCCGGGGCCACAACCCAGCGTTCTGCCATTGAACTAAGGCGGCGTATTGGTTGGGGACGAGTGGATTCAAACCCTCTTCATCCGGCTCAAAACCGGATTTACCATCTTGGAATCCCCAGTATTGGTAGAGCCTGAGGGGGACGATCCCTCGTCTCCTGAGTGAAAATCAGGTATGCTGCCGTTGCACTAAGGCTCCGTATTTGGTGCGGACTGGGAGAATCGAACTCCCTTCACTAGGTTGGAAGCCTAGGGCATCAGCCAATATACCAAGCCCGCGTATTGGCGGAAAGCTGAGGTCTTGATCCCCACACCCGTTAAGGTGCCATCTCCTTAGCAGGGAGCGGCAGGCACTTGCCTGCTTAACTTTCCGTGTTCTTTGCAAAGTGTTTCAAATTCTTCCATCGACCAGTCTGAAGACGGGGTCTTAAGCTCCCGAACAGCGCCGTGGTCGAAATCATCCATCGAGATGAATTTTCCACACACATCACAGCGATTCCAATGCTCGTCCATGACAGTCTCCGTTAATTGGTCTTGCCGGGAGAACTCGAATCTCCATACAATCGCTTAGGAGGCGAAGGCTCTGTCCTGTTGAGCTACGGCAAGGTATTGGCGACCACGGGAAGACTCGAACTTCCATCCCAGCCTTTAGAAGAGGCGGCTTTATCCAGTTAAATACGTGGCCTTATTGGAGTAGCAGGCCGGTGCTGACCCGGCTCATGGAGGTTTTGCAGACCACCGCGTTCCCGTTTCGCCACTGCTACATATTGGCACCGCTTGATGGTACTGCCCCACCGTCATCTGGTTCAGAGCCAGAGGTCCTACTTTTGAACGAAAGCGGTATTGGTCCGGGTGGGGTGACTCGAACACCCATAGTCTCCGCCCCAAACGGAGTGACCAGCCTTTGGCCCACACCCGGATATTGGTCCTCACGGGACGATTCGAACGCCCACCTCCCGGATTCGTAGTCCGGCGCATTCTCCAGTTGTGCTACGTGAGGGTATTGGAGCAGCTAGCGGGTACTGACCCCGCGTTACATCCTTGAGAGGGATGCGTCCTGGCCATTAGACGATAGCTGCGTGTTACTGGAGGTTCCGAGTGTTCCCGGATTACCATCTCCCCTCCAAGAGACCGCCAATCTACCCCAAGGTACGAAATCCCAGAGTTCCTTGGTGTCGGCTAGGATGGCTACTCCAGCGGATTCTGGGTTTGCGCTGGGAGCGCCAATTGGCTGGCAAGGCAGGGATCGAACCTGCGACGGGATGGTTAACAGCCACCTGATCTACCGCTGATCTACTTGCCAAAATGGTGGACCAACCGGGTACTGCCCCCGGCTTTCAATGCTTGCAAGGCATCGATGCAGCCTTCTGCTTGGCCCGTAACTTTATTGCTCCATCTGTGTTATACTGGGCATAGATAGGAGGCTTCCATGCCTGATCTGATTATCCAACTTATTATCGTGATGCTGGTCTGTGGATTCCTTTATTGGGTTTGGCTCAAGCTTTCTCCATTGCTACCCATTGCCGAGCCATTCGCTCAAATCGTCAATGTCCTGATCGTCATCCTGATCGGAGCCATTGTCTTGTTCTACGCCGTCATCCCTCTACTCCGGGCCATGGGCCACATGAGTCTTGGACTTCGGTAAATGGTGCCCACTCCTGGTTACGATCCAGGCTCTCTTCCTCTTCAGGGAAGCGCTTTCACCAGATTAGCTTAGTAGGCATTTGGTGCGGGCTGGCGGAATCGAACCGCCGCATTCTCGTTGGCAACGAGAGAGTCTACCATTAACCTAAGCCAGCATATTGGTGGGAAGGGGATGGATTTGAACCTCCGAACCCCGAAGGGACTGCGTTTACAGCGCAGTTGCTTTGGCCACTTGCATACCTTCCCATAATTGGTTGCGGGTGTCGGGAACGATCCGACCTGATCGGCTTATGAGACCGTGCTGGAGCCACTCCAGTCCAACCCGCAAAATGGTGCCGGGCTAGAACTCCCAGGCGATGCTTACTGTACATCCGAGCTTAGCATGATAATTATTCGGCACGCGCCCAAGGGGCATCTCCTGGTATGCTGCCGCTCTCGTAGGTTTCCCAGTTCCTACGCTGCGCTTTGGCGGAGAGGGCGTGGATTCGAACCCGCGAGACGCTTTCACGTCTGCTCGTTTTCAAGACGAGTGCCTTCAGCCAGACTCGGCCACCTCTCCAAGTTCTTGCCAGAAGAAATAGGAAGCATCCTCCTGGCCAAAATCTTTCTCTTTCCTCGCGTGTTCGTCGCAAAATGGATGGTCGCCAGAAAACTGCGTTCTTCGCATCCACTTAGCTGGTTTATTGCACTCCACACAATGTCGATCTAGCCCCATTTTACTCATGGTATTCTCCCATATTGGTGAATGCGGCAAGACTCAAACTTGCATCTCCGGCCTTCGGAGGGCCGCGCTCTATCCAGTTGAGCTACGCATCCTTAGAACTGTATTTCGCTAGCCTCCGTATCGTCCCGATTAGGCTGTCATCAACCAGGATTCCTGGTGGCTTCAATGTCTTGCCATCCATAGCCTGATACAATGCCGCTAACAAATTGTCATAATCAGGGCTGGTTGGATCAACAAATAAAACAGCCAAATCAACCGTAGAATCTATCGGAGTTGCGATCTTAGCTGCATCGCAGGCTCTACGGATTTCCTCCCGATACTGCTGGATCATCCTGATGTGCATCCGTCTATGCGGCGCACCATGGACAACCAATGAGAACGTAGCCGGAACAGTCTTACCATCCATTGTGGCAATGACACGCATGATATCCTCTAATGGTCGGCGTTGCGGGTATTGAACCCGCCCGTCTACAGCCATCTGCTGCGAAATCCGGGTTTATAAGGCCCAGCCGCTCACCTGAGCTAACGCCGTAATGGCGCTCCGTAGGGGTTTTGATCCCCTCTCACTGAATTGACAATCCAGCCGCCTCACCAGATGCGTAACGGAGCTTATTGGTGGACCACCACGGTACTGACCCGTGTTCACAGGCTTAAGAGGCGAGTGCATCACCTTAATGCTTGTGGTCCGTATTGGTGAACCCGGCAGGCCACGATCCTGCATCTGGTCGATTAAAAGTCGTCCGCTCTGCCAATTGAGCTACGGGTCCATTCAAGCTGCGCTGACTTCGTTCGCATGAAGGGCATCTGCCCTGCTTGAGGTATTGGTCGCTCTTCACGGTATCGATCCGTGGTCTATCGGTTATCGGCCGATTGCTCTGCCTTTGAGCTAAAGAGCGGTATTGGTACTCCCTCCGTGACTCGAACACGGGATCACCGGGTGTAGGCCGGATGCTTTGGCCGCTAAGCTAAGGGAGCGTATTTGGTGCCTACACCAGGATTTGAACCTGGACTGTGAGTTATTTTGAGTAACTGGCCTCTTCCATTGGGCTATGTAGGCGTACCCCTGGGGAGACTTGAACTCCCAATCCTTTCGGCGGCAGTTTCTAAGACTGCTGTGTATGCGTTCCACCACAGGGGCTTATTGGTGCTGTCTGGTGGCTTCGATCCACCCTCGCTGAGATACCAACTCAGTGCTCTGCCGAATGAGCTAAGACAGCGACGAGTAGGCGTGGATTATGACGCCTCGTTCGATACGGAAATGCATGCTGGGCACGGTATTACACCGTTGCGACCTTCAAGGAGTTACCCCTAACGCTCTCTACTGAGCTACCAGCAGTTCTGCGAGAACTTCCCTTTCCGCTCTCGTCTATCTTGGAGCCCGGTGCAGGTTTTTATCCCGCTCTTCAGCCATACAAAGGGTGCGTGCTGTCATTGACACTAACCGGGCAATCTCTCACTCTCTACTTCTTCTCTTCGAAGAAGAGAGAAGAAGTAGAGAGTGGTGCTGGTGGGAGGGGTTGATTCTCCGCGCTTTCCCTTACGAAGGGACTGCTCTACGCTGAGCTACACCAGCAAATTCATCAACGCCCGCCGGAAACCAGAACCGCCAAGATGGGCGTGCCTACCGCGTCAGGTGCTATCAAGGGGGGATTTTGGGGATTCCCTGGTCCTCTTGCCTTGATCGGCAGAGGACTCTTTGGGGGTCCGCTACCGTTAGTCTCTAGTCTGTCGCCCTTTAATGGGGCATTCCACGAAATCGACGCACAAAAACGACCGTTGCCAATTACTCGGCGCGGCGCTTGTGAGTGGATATGAGTGTATCGAAAACATGGCTCTTCCGTTGTTGGTCCAGAGCTAGCCGGTCGTTCCGATTTAGTCAAGGGGTTGATCTGAGATTTAATTCGGCTAGCTTCCCCTCCATCGTCAACGACTGTCGAGGGACATGATGAGAAAGCTGCTCACCGGCCTTGCGCTGGTTCTGACTCTTTGCGCCATCTCCACCCAAGCCGATGCTAGACGCTATAGAATCCGAGTAGCTTCCACAGAAGGACAAATCGTAAGCCACCCTGAAGGTTGCCCACGGACTGCATTTTGCGGCTGCGGGGTTTCCAAACGTGTCTGGGGCGTAGCCAAGAAGGAATTCTACACCGCTAGATCGTATTACTCCCTTCCAAGAGCCTCTTGCGCTCCTGGGATGGTAGCTATCCTGCATGCCCATCACGTTGCAGCCATCGAATCCTGTGATGGCAATGGATTGGCAACTCTCTATGACCCTAATTCCGGAGGGCACCAGACGAGGATTCATCAGCGGGATATCAGCCACGCCACAATCGTAAATCCAAATGGCGGGACGCAGTTTGCTTCTCGTTCAAAAAACAAAACCAAATCAAATGTGCAATTCGCTTCCTATTCCCCACAAGATCGTCATGGAGCACAGTAATGCGTACAATCATCCTCATGTGTTGCTTAATTGCAACACCAGCTACGGCGCAGGTTAACGTGCCATTGGCTTGCCGTGATCTTGCCATCAGGGCCGGATATCACTCTGCAACATTATCCAGCGAACAGGCTCAGAGAGCCTACCAAGAACTAGGACAAAAAGACCCCAATAATCCTGACGTAAGACGCTGCAAGAGAGCGGTGGATGCCAGGATTCAAAGAGCGCTTGAGGATACAGCTTTAACAGGAGTGGTTCAGTGAGAGTATTGGTAGTGTTGTGTGTTGTGGTCTTGACCAATCAAATCAGTCATGCGGCAGAGATAGGAATCGCATCCACATTCACCGATAGCCGCGTGGCTTGTGCCCCATACCGGATAAACCCATACAAAGTCATGGGAATCGCCCATAAAACCCTTCCATGCGGGACGCCGGTAGAGATAACCAATATCCGCAATGGAAAGAAAGCCAATGCGGTGGTGGTGGATCTTGGCCCATGCACAACCGTCTTTTGCAGAACAAAGATGCCAGCGAGAATCCGCAAGAGGCTATTTGACCTCCTACCAATGGTAGCAAAGGCAATTGGTTCGGACGGACTAACTACAGTCAAAGTCGCTGGGCGGTGATGTGATGTATCCGCGTGTCAGCTTGTCATGTGGCGGAGCCCGACAAGCGCCCAAAGGAAGATGCCTGCGCCAGCAAACACGTAGATCAACGGTAGAGGCATCGGGCCAGCAACCTGTGACGCGGCTCCAGCCAAGGCGGATACGAGGCAGATGAAGCCAAGCCAAATGAGCCCAATCATTTTTCTTTTCCTAACTGCTGAATAACGCACTCGGCTGGATCGACACCCGCTTGCATTGCCGTTCTCAATTCTTCTTCGGCGGCACCCCGCCAAGCATCCGCTGCGCGGATATATGCTGGTTCCGGGCCTTCCGGCCCGACGCCGTAGTGGCTAAAATCCGGCCTGCTGCGCTCAAGAAAGAACTCACGCATCGCGTCGATCTCCTTGAGAGTGTAACGCCTATCACTCATGTTTTTCTCCCATTGAACTGCTGTTAGCGGCTCGCGCATCGCGTGCCCGTAGATATTCTTGCCAGATGGCAACAGCAGCAGCCAGTAACACCACTACCCAGCCGCCAGCCCATCCCCAATCACGAAAGACATGCAGGACAAGCGCGATCAAAAGCAGACGTGTGAAATTGTCTTTGATGTGATCCAGGTTCATTCGCTACCTATGACCGATAGCCGTGCGCCTGGGCGCGTTCTTTCTCGGTGTCGCGCAATCCTTCGATGGCGCGCTGCAAGACTGGAATGAGGTCGCCGGGCTCGTGGTGTTCGTATTTGGCGAGAAGGTCGGCCAAGGCTTCATCAAATGGTGGGATCATAGTTATCTCCCTCGGGTTCAGTTTCGACACGTTAGCGATTGCCTCGGATTTGAGGCGTTCCGGTGGATGAGGACTTAGATGCCTCAGATTTGGGGCGGCACAGGGCTTGAGGGCATTCACAGTGCGGGTATTCGCACGGGGTGGACGTGCCAGCCCAATTGCAGACCATATCTGGATGTTGCGGAGTACGGGTGCCTGACATCAGATAATCGAATTGATCTGGGGGGGATCGCTGATCTCTGTGGGTCATCGCTTAGCCTCCAACGCAGCCCGGACCTGACCCATCGCAAAATCAGCCTGCGGTGAATCCAATAGCCGCTGTTCCGCGCGAGTAAGGGGTTGCCCGGCAATCATTTTATCGGCGGCTTCTTCGATCATGTCGTCCGTAGTTTTTCGCTTCATGGCTTCCAACTCCCATCAGGCAACCAGCCATCGGGGATGGCTTCGTCCTCGGCCTCTGTCGAGTCGCACCCAAACGAGCAGGACCATGTTTCCAGTCCCGCAAGCTCGCTGCGGCTCAATTCGACGTTCTGCGCTTCGCAGCAGTCGCATGTGCCGATCATGGCGCGCTGTGCTTTCTCGCCCGGAGCCAGTGCTGAGCTTCTTCGATCTTGGTCAGCGCTAGAAAATAGGTGCGGTGTCTGCCGAGTTCTTCGATCTCAAGGCGCGTCCGGGTTAAAGCGATCATCAGGTCGTCCAGCTTGTCGTCCTGTTCCGGCGTCAGGCCATTGTTGAATGCCATAGGAGATGGCTCGGTCGCGGTCGGTGCATTCGCATTCATAGATTTGTCTCACTTTCTGGCTGTAGGAGGGTCCGATAGCTTTGTGACAAACATCGAAGAGACATTTGAATCTGCGTTCGGGCATGTCATTGACTAGCCATTAACGGGCAGCGCGATTCGCAGGAACGCCCGCTGTACCGGCTGGTCGAAGATTATGCTTTCGTGGATGCAGTCGGGCGATAGCCAATAGCCCATGTTGGCGGGGAGCAATTCGCCAGCACCAAGGCGATCCGCGATGTGCGACAGATCGCCATCGTTGCGCGGCTCCGCATCGAACTCGCCCTGCCACGCTCTACAGCCAGTGACAGACGCCGCAACGATGACCGACATGCGGGCGACTGGCAGATTGTTGCAGTAGTGCGCCCAGCCGGGAGCGGGATGGCCCCACGTCTTCTTGGCGGGCATGAAGCATCCATCGACATGCGGCCTAGGACGCCGCTGCGACATTCCGGCCCCGACCACCTTTTCATCGACGGTCATGTGAGCAATGCCGCTGGAGGCCCCCGCAGCACGGCAAAGGGCCACCACCGGCTCAAGATAGTCCTCGAACCCCGCAGCCATGATCGGGGCAGCTAGATCGAACGAGTGCATGTATTTCTGGCGGCCAGCGTAGGGAAGCGCGACGGGGCAGAGTTGGCGGTAGGTGCTGTGCAACATTTGAAATCTCCGTGAGTAAGCGGCCACGCATCGAAGGCGTCCTTTGCTGACAAGACGCGGTAGGTTTCATCGAATCGCCGCCTTGCCCGATCCTGCTCATCCGGTGGGACGCTCGGATGCGTGGCTGAGCGATGCTGTATGTCGAGATATTCCCGTTGTTCGTCGGTCATCAGCCGAACACCTTCTCGACCAGCCACGATGCGTTCCAAATAAAGAGCAGCGTCGCTGCGGTCACGGCCCACGAAAATGCGGTCATCTTGTTCTCCTTGCGGCGGTTAACGCTGGCGGCTCAAAAGGCAAAGCGCCTCATAAGCAAACTCAAGTCGCTGCCAAACCGTTGTTTCGAGCAGCGAGTTGCGACCGTCATGCTCACCGAAGCCGGGGCCGTGCATTATGGCCTCAAGCATTTCGCGGCGCTTTGTCTGCGATGCTCGTTTCCGCTTTAGCGCGGCTTCGGCTTGATCCTGTAGATATTCCTTGTGGGGGCTTTCACCCATTGCCGTTCTCCATGTCAGTGTGGGCGCAGTAACGTCACGAAAATAGGTTGCTGCAATCGACGCCTGCTTTCGCAAGCCGCTCGAACAGCACACCCATCGCCTCGTCCTTCTGGCGCAGCGCAGTGGCCAGTCTTTCGCGGCCCTCGCGCTCACTGCAAACCTCGCGCCTCAGCTGAATTATCTCAGCGTCTTGCTCGATGGCGCGGGCTTGTAGCCACTCCCGCGTGACGTTCGAGAAGTTTCGATTGGCACCTATTGCTGTCATGTTCTTTTGCCCTTATGGAAATGTAACGTCACGCTAGGGCTT